TTTTAAATTATACAACACCGGCATACGCCGGCGCAATACTCATAAATCAATTATTCGTCATTTTATTTTGAATCGCTTATCTTGTTTTGATTCTCTTCACATGTCTTAGATGTATTGTTAGCGTCAAACATTAGGAACATCACAAAACTAAATAGCCCGACTACGACAAAGAGCAAAATAAGCATAGCACAAGTCATAATGGTCATAATTGTTGTATAGTTTTCTAATAATAAAACAATTAAAAACCCAATGTAGCATACAACCGTTACATATACTGCAATTTTTCGGAAACGCTTAAACTCACCACGAATCGGGCTTGTCTCTGGCAAACGCTTTACCCACCACCTGACAAAATACAAAGCGACAATCAACACAGCAAAGCTTGCAACTGCCAATATCGGCGTAGCTATGAAACAAGCAGATGCGGCGACAATAGGAAGTGCTATCAAAACCAAAACAAGCCAATTGATATTACTATCAACAAGCTTTGCGGTAAGAAGCATTGCTGGTAATGCGACGAATGCAGAAAGTGGGAGGCATAGCAACCCAACAATAACGACAAGAGCTGCGCCATCGCCAGTCGATGCACTCAGCATAAACGGTCTCGGTCTTCTTCTCATAGGCACACCTCCTAATCAACATAGTTATGCTTGTATTATAGGAAAATCGCCTGCTAAAGTCAACCGATACACATAGCTTTAATTGCTATCAGTTGTTTTCTTTTGCGTTCTCCACGAAAGCTTTCGCAAGCTCTTCAGTAGAAATCTGTGTATCAGAAAGCCTACTCATGCTCGAAATGAAACCAGCCATTTGCTCACCGCTGATATTGCCAAACACACTGTCCATCTGCTCTGCAAAACGAGAAATCTCACCAACCAATGTGTTGACACGCTGTTCCTGCACAGATAACATCTTCTGCGTCTCAAAATTAACTCTATCACGAACACCAGCTAAGAGCATCTGATATTGCGCATTGTCAATGCACCCGATAATATCGCCAATAATACCATTTGCACCCAACACCAGCTCATACGCCTTACTTTCATCGTTCGGCATCGTAAAATTCGCATAGTAAATGAGAATGTTCTTTCCAATGATATAACTCTGTGCGAGCGGAACAATCATACCATCATTCGGCATAATAGCTTCTTTTACAACATCCTCAACAAAACGCATAGACTCTTCCAATGTAAGACGGAATTTTACCTCATATGTAATAGTCTCATCACCAATAGAAAATGTACGCTGCATAATATCCGGAGTTGTCTCCTTACAAAAACGCTCAAGCGCGTTAATTGAAACACGATTAGTCTTCTTTGCCATTTATAGCATCCTCTCTAAGATTATTTTTCATGTTTCTCAATTTTGATTTGGTCATCTTGATTTGACCGAATGTCATAGTTGTTAATTACAAAATGCCCAATCATAATTGCATCGGCCAGATTATCATTGTCCGTATCAATTCCGTACATTTCTTTCGCCGCTTGAATAGAGAGAATTTTTGACTCTTTCTTTCCAGACGCTTCCAAGGCTTTAATTTTATCTTTGATTTCCTTACTGCTCCGTCCTCTTGCTTTACAGTAGTTTTGCCACTGAGTTGGAGCAATGAAATCGTACAAGTATTCATTCTTCTCAAAGAGATTTATGAGGACTCCTTGAAGCTGCGCAAGCTTTTTGAAAGACTGTACATTTACACGAAGCTGAATATCTTCGATAAACACAGCCGAAATATTATAGGTCTTGATAATCGTATCGACCAAACTCTCAATAGCAAGAATCGCTCTTGCGTATGTATAATCCTTATTTCCAAAAGAAAAAGTCCCATATGTTTCGAGCTTTTTCGTTTCATAGTCAAAAACAGCCCAAGCACCATTTCTGGCCTGGTCTATGGATAAAATTTTCATATCATCACCCTTCGCAAAGCAAAAGAAAGGGAGAGGTTATTCCTCTCCACTTTCAATATCCTGCGTAGGATCATCTACCTCATGTTTTGGTGATCGTACTGCGGAGAGACGCACACGCCCATTCTTGATTTCATAATAAATTTCCTCGCCAATACACTTGGAAATATCACAGTATTTCGGAATGCAGATTTGTACTTCTCGCGTTGTTTCTCCGTCTTCAACGAGCGCTACAACCACATCCAGATCACCAGCACAAGGCAACACATCGCATACAAAAATCTTGTTCTTACTCATATTTTCACCTTGCCTGTTGATAGAAGAACGGGAGGGCAATCGCCCTCCCGAAGTGATTAACACCTTAATACTTCACCATCTGAATCATCGCGCCAGTATCGGTGTCGCGCATGACTTCGCACTCAAATGTAGTGGTAGAAGGATCGCCCTCGGCAGCAAAACCAAGCTCCAAATTAGAAGTGAATTTCAGATTTGGAATAGTAACCTGGAAAGCCTCATCCTTACCGGTCTTCTGATTACGAAGTACGGTATCACCAACCAGCTTGTAAGTACCGCTGAAGTGTTCAGCGTCAATTACATAGGTCTCAGCAGTAGCTTCACTATCGTAGTCGTAGTAAACCACGACACGCTGATCCTTAGCTGCTTCAATGGTAAGAGTCTTGTTCTCCTTATCGAGAGTTGCACCGGTCATATCGAACAGGGCATCTTCTTCACAATCGGAATCGAACGGATAAACCAAGATCTTGCTTACATCGGTATTCGGAGCAAACGCCAGAGCGATCTTACCTGTAGCATCAGCCTTCAAAGGATACATCTTACCCTTATTCTCGCCGTTTTCGTACTCGGTTGTCTGTCTCATGCGAATGGTCTGAACGCCGACCTTACGAGCGATGCCGGACACAAGCTCCATAGACTTCGGAGAAATCAAAGCATCCTCAATAGTCAAAGTTGCTTCCTTATTGATCTCCCATGTGATCAGCTTCGGATTGCCCTTACCGCCTCGTGCGTAAACCTTTTCTGAGGTTACGCTAATGCTGGAAGTCTTTAGACTATCAAACTGAATAACCGGCTTATCTGTCTCCATGTCATAAAGAACAACGTCCATGACTTCCTTCGCGCCAAATTTTGCGTTAGACATGTATGTACCTCCTTAAAAAAAATAAACAGCCTGGAATAATCCAGACTGCCGTATTACTCAGGATCGTGTTTAATTTTTGTGATCCAGTGAGTCAAATTAACATTTTCTTTCTTAGCACCATGTAGTAGTGCCTGAACATTGACTTCATAATCGTCCATAATTTTTAGACGATTGAATTGATCGTTGAACTGGTAGATGTCATATTTCATTACATCCGCCATCGTCAAGCCAAATCCACTCGCTAAAATACTGACCAAATCAGCAAGTGTAATCGCAGACTCTTCATCGACCTCTTTCAAGCGCTTTCGCTTTAACCGTTCCTCTTTTCTGCGCTGTAATACGCGACGAGCAGCTTCGTTATCTGGATTTTCTTCCTCTTCTTCAATGTCTTGCAAGCCATTACGAAGTCTAATAACAGCTTGTACCTCATCAAAGTTTTCTTGTGTGATGTTGAATGCGCCGCAAGTAAAACATAGATTACGGGAAGAAAATTTCATTCTGCTATGCGTGATAATAGAGAGCCAAAACAAAATCGTGTCCATAAGCCCGTGGTCTCGCATTGCGTTTGCAACCAGATATTTGAAAACGCCAATATCAGAAATATCGTTTCCGGTCATTGCGCTGATATCGCTTTCGTTCAAACAGAGCAAACGAACCTCTGCGTTAAATCTCATATACCCAATCTTAGCGATTTCGCTGATTGGAATAGGGTAGATAGGTACTCCGCCAACAAAAATCGGGTCATCCGAACAGAGTTGCAAATTCAAGTCTCTTTTATCCACTTTGTATCACTCCCGATTAAAGTCAACGGTGCGATAGGTAAGAGAACGCCCATGAAAATCGTCAGCAGGTGTAAAACGATCCCATCCCATAAGCTCAACTCTGCCAAGACCGAATTCTCGACTGCCATTCATAAGCTTGTCTACTTCGCAAGACAGAAGATCCGTAACAAGCCCTTTCGGTGTACGCATTGCTCTTTCATGAGAAATAATCCAGAAGTAAATACGGAAATCAGAAAAAGCACGGTCGATAATACGCGGAGCAGCAACATCAAAACACAGATATGTACCTACCTCTGTGGTCTTATCCACAATGTAGTCATATGGAAAAATGTATTTATAAGCCATGTCGGAAGCCTTCATATTTGGCCGATCCTCAGGCCGAATCAAATCAATGATTGCGTCGCACTTACAAATCCTCTCCATAACGACATCTCTATATCTCGGTATCTCAGATAAATACATCAATACCACCGTCCTATCGTTAGAATAATCGACGCACTAACACCATACTCATCATTGCTCGCTTCAAGAGTAATTTCCTGACCAATATAATCTCGATTATTTAGCGCACGAACAATAATGTATCCGTCTCCAACTTCTTTAATCTCACCGTATTCATTACCGTCTGTCAGACTGGCATTGACCTCGAAAGAATCAATGGGAACACCATCCTTGAAACAGTGCAGATCGACACGAATATCCTCACCAAATGTAACCTTGTTACCGGACGAATCCGTAGTTAATGTGATAGAATATCCTTCTTTGGGATCTTCTGGCTTAGAATAAATCGACTTGCCATAATAATCGGCAATCATCAGTTCTTTGTTGTCAGTCTCTTTGTCGTACTGACTTTCAATAATCGTCCACTGCAACAGTCCATCATCAGCACCGCACGAATAACCTCCGGAGTCCACCTGTGCAAGACGATATGCGGTAGGCTCTTCTCGGTTTTTATCAATCAAGAACCGAAAACCACTATCGAGCATAATTGTCTCAGAATTATATGGGATATAAACAAGATGCTGCGAAGTACCAATAGTCATATGTGTTTTGGCAGTTTCACCAGAACCATACTGCGTACTATTGATATCGTAGACAGGATACTCAACCGCTTTGCCTGTAAGTGGCGAAATAAAGTAGATAGAGTATTTGCACTGCCACGCAATCGCCTTTTCATACATTTTGTTGTTATCGGGGAGGGAATAAACCATCCAATACTGACCACGAGCCTTAATATACTGACCTGCTCGAAGCGTCCCAATACGACAAATAAATTGACGCATAACACTATTGTTATAGGTATCGCTCGTCACACCCTGAATGATTGCTCGTGTCTTCACCGGCTCAACGCTGAGACTCTTTTCAAAAATCTCAATATCATCAGCAAGCTCAGACTCTAAAATTTCCTCAAACCCATCTGAGGCATAATTCGCAAACTCATCGCCCTCAAAACCACTGTTATAAGTAGGCTGCTTCATCAAATACCACTCAATAGGCATATACAAGCACCTCCTTAATCAAAACAGTGTTGTTTTAGCTTATGTAGTCGTTCTTTTACGCGCCCAATCTCAAATTCAAGTTCTTGCTTCGTTACTCTTTTCGTTCCGTCAGCACCAGTGATCTGGACATCCTTTGTATAAATTCCATTCAGCGCCATTACACGACTAAGCTCTCTTTGTAAATAGCTGACATACATCATGAGAGCAAGAACACGCACTGTTTGCCGATCCAATACAGAAGAGAAGCGATGATTCTCTTCGTCGTATTCAAGATCACAACTCAAATCGAGTTCATAATCTGCGACCGCAGATTTTAACCATTCCTGCTCTAACGCTGTCGGAATAATATACTTAGTTAAAGGCATGGAATGAAAGCTGGTCTCGATCTCTTCAAAAGTAGTTTTCTCCATACCCAAACCTCCTTAATTAAAGAGTGACTGACTCAGCAAGCTTGTTGATTGCGTCCATCTTCCAGGCAGCGACATCATCTCCGCCATTTTCCTTTGCGATCTGCGCAATCATTTTCTTTTCAGCATCATTAGTAACAAGAGCCTCAAGACGAGCGTTAAACTCATCTTTCTTTCTGATTGCAAGCAACTCTCGCACAGAATCAGCATTCAAAACAAGAACATCGTCTGTGGTATCGGCATAGCCAAACAACGCCTTGCGCTGCGCATCATCTTGAATAAACAGACGAGCATGATCGCCAGGACGAGATGGATCGTTGCCAACAAACATTCTGTTCCCAGACTGAATCTGCATCTGTACCTCTGCAACATCCAGCATGGCAAATCCAGTTACCTTTGCTGGAATCCGAATATCTCCCACTCCATTTAGGCGGCGGAAGTATAGAGGCCAGCTACACAAATTATCAATTAAAACCTTATCGGTTAGTTCCATTTACTTTCGCTCCTTGTTATGAAATAGGAGGGAGGAATACCCTCCCTCCTTTATATTATCTAACTAATTCCTAATTAAAGAGAAGGAACCTCAAAGTTAGTGTCGGACAGAAGACCAATCTGATCCTCCATGCCCTCAGCAACACCAGCGCCGATCTCCATATCGAAACGAGTCAAGTGCTGACGGGTTACAATATCATCACCGGTCATAGTGGTCATGCCGCCACGACGGAAGATCTGCAACGGAGCAACCTTGCCCTGAGGAATGAAGAACAGCAAGCCCTGTGGCATATACAGCTCGTAAGAAGTCTTGTCGGCATTCATACGAGTGAAGTCCAGAGCGTTAGGCAGCTCAACAATGTGAGAACCATTGTAGAAGCTCAGCAGGCCGGTCTTGCGGATTTCCTCGGCAACAGCGTCAGCACCAAACGGAATGGTGTTCGCGCCGAAAGTCTTATAACCAGCAAAATCGTTGAACTGAGATACGACAGAATAATCGCCGCAAATGTTCACACGACCATAGCGACGCATCTTCTTCAGCATTTCATCAACAGCAGTCTGCGTAACACCACTGTTCTCAGCAAAGTGCTTCACGCCCTTGGCGTTCTTCAGTGCATCGTACAGCTTGGCAATGACATAGTAAACTGCCTTGTTCTGCATGTCGATCTGCACTTGAGAAATGCCCTCAGCAATAGTGCCGTCAAAGTTACCACTCTGTAGCTCACGATAGTCTACGGCATAACCAGAAGAAATGGTCTGAGTGCCGATAGGATACTCGCGGAAGCTGTGAGTAGCAAAAGGCACATCACCGCTTGAAGCCTGGAAACGAGAATCAATGCTCTCGTACTTATAGGTCTTCATCATAGGAACAGTGTCATAAGGAACACTCTTGTATGTACCCATGAAATTGAAGATCTTAATAGCCTCGATCAACTTAGGCTCGATAGCAAAACGCTGAATAGCGTTCAACTCGGAAACGGCCTGATGATCGCCGTCGATAGCACGACCAGCAAGATCCTTGATATGCCCAACTGACTTATCAACGACCTTGCCATCAAAAGAAGACAGGCTCTTACCCTGCACCAACGCAGAGAAAACCTCAACCACAGGAGAGGTAGACTTTACCTTAGAAGCGCCAACTTCATCTTTAACATTGTTGACGGTGTTTAGTTCAAAAATGTTATCCATTTGTTTTTCCTCCTATACCTATTCTTACTGCGCAACAATCTCAGCAAGAATACCATCGTCCATATATGGAGTCTTGCAAATTACCTTGAAGCAAACAGCATAACCATCTGCGCTTGCAGCCTTAACAATCTTACCATCAGTGCCAAACACCAACAGATCCTCAGCCGCCAAGCCAGTAGTGCCACCATTGATTTCAAAAGCAGCAAACTCAATTTCGAGACCATTTACGGTTCTCAGATCATCGGCACGAACATACTCGCCCTCGTTTACAACATAAGTCTCAGGGCTGTTGTGCAGCTCAGGCTTATCATTGATATTGGTAACGATGTATACGACCTTCTTTGCATCGTCCTCGGATGCAGGAAGAGTTGCTGTCTTTGCAACACGATCCAAAATAACGCCCATGCCGACCTTCATATCAGAAGCAGCCTTGCAATAAGGCACATTCTGTACATTCTTAAATGCACCAATAGTCTTGTACTTCATTTCTATTATCCTCCTTATTAACCAAAGATATCTACGTCGCCTTTATCCTCAGGAGAAGAAACCCCTCCAAAGATATCCGGTGCGCCATTGTTCAATTCAGCGTTGTGAATTTCCTTGTTTTTGCGAACCATCTCAACGCAAATCTTACTGGTAATACTGTTGATCTCAACAGTTGTAGGATCAGCCTTAAACGCATCAATCTCAGCCTGCGCAAGAGCCTGTTCCTCAGCGCTGAACTCTGACAGAGCAGAATTTAGCTCAGCAATTTTCTTCTCTTTCTCCAAAGTAGCATTTGTCTCTTTCAAAGAATTCAGTTCAGAAGTCTGTGCTTCCATAGCCTCATCCTTTGCGGCCAAATCCGCCTGTGCCGTCGCAAGCTTCTCATTCAGCTCAGCGATTTCCGCATCCTTTGCGGCCAACTGACCGTTCAACTCGGAAATCTGCCCCTCATACTGCTCGCCTTTATTATTAAGCTCAGTAATTGTCTGAGTAACAGAAGTCTTCACAAGCTCGACGAATTGTCCCATTACCTTTTCGTCCATAGGTGTTTCCTCCTTGCTGTTTTCCAATTTATTATTTAACTCAACAACGATTGCGGTATCATCTGCCGGTCTGATACCAAGAATGGCATATCCACTATAATCATAAATCTGAGGAATTCTGCCATGCTCTTTCCAACCGCCATCGTAAATAATACGATTATCATTTTCTGGGCGACCAACGATTTCAACCGATCCCTTTACGCTGCCATTCTTTAGCTTTTCAGCCAACCACGCAACGAACTTTGGATACCGCATTTCGTCAATATATCCCTCACCGACAAGCACCTTTTTTGTTTCGCCGTCGATTTCAATATCTGTGATATAGCCTTTCTCGCAATGGCCTACCACAGTTGCATCCTCCATATATGGCATATTGTCCTTAATATCGGTCAAGCCATGCCCATACGGAAGACGTCGCTCTTCGCTTAGGAATTCAACACAGATGGACATATTCGTAACAGACTCGATGTTCTGTGCTGTGTATTCCTCATCCCAAGAAATTCCGTTCTCCTGCCATACATCATGAGATGGGAAAATCTCGTGTAATACAATTTTGATCTTTCTACGACCAGTAATTTGCCGTTCATTAGAAAGCTCAAAAATACGACCCATAAAACGGTCTCCGTTCATTTTCCTCACCTCCGAATTACGCCGATGGTTTTGGCGTATTATTTCCGCCGTTTGTCTTTTGCTGAACAGAAGATGGATTGTCACTATCCGTAGATGGTCTTCCGCCGTCATCACTCGACATCGTATAGGAAGTCTTATGCACCGGATATCTGTTCTCAAAGTCTTCTTCCAGCTCGTGATCCATAAGAGCAATGTAATTATCGGGATTAAAGCCTGTCGCCGCAATCCAGGCATATAGACTACCCTTACCGCGAGCATATAGCGACTCCATATATCCAACCATGTTGTTCTTATTCACCATAGTAATTGGAAGAATGTATAGCTCAACACGGCAACTCGCATCACTGATGATGTTCTGATTGATACACTTATTCAGCTCATCAACAATGTCCTCAATCCATGAATACACATTGGCTGAAACAAGCTCCAAATTCAAATTTGCCGTAGAATAGTTACCTGTACTGCTTCCATCCAACGCACTTGCACTAATGCCAAGATCCTTGTTTACAGAATCAATAATGGAATTCTCGTTCTTCTCGTCCAGCAGAGAAACATCGAGAGAGATACTGTCCAACTTTGTGCCGGCCGCAAGAGAGAAGAAAGATGTGCCGCTCGAATTTCTGCTCTTGCTGGCAAGCGCATTCTTCACAAGATCGTGCTGCTGTTTCTGTTGCTTCTCACTTAGAGCAGATGTTCCTTTTTCCTTTCCCTCCGGAAAAGTCTCGTACACAATCTGATTGTTGACTGAATCCAGAACATTTCTTTTGGTGTCTACAAAATACTGCGCATAACTCACATCATCCAGAGCAGCAATCGCAAATGGGATGCCGAACGGATCTGTAATTTCGCTCTTGATTTTGGTTACAATCGTTTTGTTGTTATTGAGACGCAACCACGGAGCATCAATCGTCTGGTTCTCATATGCGAGATATCCCTCTTGAATTTCTTTCGGGAATCCAGCAAGCTTTCTTTTCCTGACATCTTCACTTAGATTAGAAAAATACCGCAGATCAAAAGCTACCTGATAGCTATTGTTTCTGCGGCCAATAATTCTCACATAATCAATTGGAAGCGGAATAACCATTGCATTCATACCAATCGCGTTGATCTCTGTGATATTTTGAATTTCATAATCCGTTAAAGCAGTACGATAATCTGGCGTAGCATAATTTGTCTCAAAATAAGCTACATACATACCATCGTTTGCATTCTTAAAAATGGCATCACGGATTACTTGCTTGTATCGAATGGTGTGAAGAGTTGCCTCCATCTTTTGTTTGTTCATACGATAATTACGCGGTCTTTTACCGTCAGCTCGTTTTGATCTACTGACAATAACGCCATCAAGCGTGTGCATCGTCCGCATATAGTCAATTCCGCTTGCAACAACGCCATTAGAATAATAAGCCCAATGCGCTAAATTTCTGATGGATTCAATATTCGCCATTGGATTTCTAATAAATGCTCTGATTTCCTGAATCGTATATGGCATACGACCAGAATTTTGTAGCATCCGAATATACGCAGTTTCTAAATTCGTGTTGAACTCATATGTAGGATCTTGCGGCGCTGAATTTTCCTCGTATACTTCGTTGGTTTTCCAGAAAAACGGAAAGCGTCTTTTATTATTTGGCAATCTTCTCACCTCCTTCAATTAAATAGTGGTACATACTCATACTCCGAACTATCCGACAACATATCGTGTTCAAGCATCTGAGCAAAATAATTACCGTAAGAGACCGAAGTATAGCGGTCTTTACGGTTGTTGTTGTTTACAATCTTAATAAGCCCTGTCTGTTCTCCACGCTCATATTCCAGATCAATCATCTCATTGATAAGGGCAACCGTTTCAAGATATGGTCGCTCAAAGAAGAGCTGCGTGTCCACATCGGCAGTAGCATACTCAGGAATAAAGTTTGCAATTTCATCAACCGCCTCAGTATTACTAATTAACAGATCAATCATTCCGGAATTCAAAGCGTTTCTCATTGACTCAGCAATGTTGCTATTCGTTTCAAGCTGTGCTTTGATAATGTAAACATTTTCTTCTGCTCCAGCGATCTGAATACGATTAGCAACTTTCTCATCATTCATACATTTCCAAGGCTTATACTCCATATTGCGCTCTTCGTCATATAGAACCTTAGCAAGCATATCGTATACGGAAATACCTGCATTACGACCGTCCAAAACACAGTAATCCGCATTGAAATCAGTGTATAACTGCTTAATACGAATGGCCTGCTTGGTTGTTTCGCCGCCATGAACAGCCTCCATATAACTGACTTGCCGTCTATATCCACGCTTTACTTCGATATGTTCACCCTGAGTATCCATAACTTTATACTCTTGGCTCTCCGGAAGTAAACGAATGCAAGAATAAATAGAGTTATCGGTGGCGTTACCGCCCTCCATAGCGATATCGCAAGACAAAATACGAATTTCACCAACTTGCTTTGGAATATCATACTTGTTCTTCTGCTTCAAAAGCGCTTCGTCATTTCTTCTTGGATAGAAAGCTCTCTTCAATCTACGGTTACGATTAAGCTGTTCATAATTGAAGAAAGATTTTGCATTTTCCGCAATCATCTGGTTTTCATACTCAATCGCCCAGGAAATCGGATCGAGCTTCTTCCGTTCTTTGATCAAGAAGTTTCTCGTTTTGATATTGTGCTTCAGCGCAATGCTATAATCCATTGCAATTACGCACGAAGAACCATCTGTAAACATATCCTTAGTAAGAGTCTGGATGAGCTTCCACATCCAGTGGCTTTGATACCACGCAGAAGAAATATAAACTTCTTTTGGTTCTTCGACCATAGAAGAATACTCTGGAAGCTTCAGATAATCAGCCTGACGGATATATAGGAACGGCGAAAGAACACTATCAATGATATTCTTGACAATCATACGGAATTCTTCGTAGATCATTACGGTCGCACGATAACCACGAGCATTTTCATTTGCAGCAACAACAACAATGGAACTGCCATTCTTGAAAATCACTTCGATTTCATTTTGGTTATCTTTGAAACTATCAATCTCAGCAGCCAATAACGGCGATTTTGGTATAAGCTCCTTTTTGATCTTCTCAGACACAATAAGACGAGCTTGCTTCTTGGTTGCAGACGCAACAACAATTTTCGCCCCAGGTCGCAGAATAGCCTCTTTACATGCAAAGATAGCAATTAGAAATGATTTTGCCGCAGATCGCGCAGCGACAATACAAAAGCTCGGAACGAACTCCATCAAATACAAGATAATATGCTGATATAGATGAAGAACAATTCCAAAATAATGCTCTACAAATCTTGATGGGTTGCGACGATAGAATGTGATCCATTCCATAAGTCGCATAACATTCTCTGGCTTATGCAAATAATGCGTTGACGGAAAATGCTCATGTAGAGCAGCTTGCCGCTCATCCATTCTCTTGATATTATCCATACTCAATCCTCCTTGGAGAGATTGAATTCTTTATCAAGCTCCTTTGAACCAGTAAGTAAGTTCTTTAATGGGCGGAAAATAAAACGACTTGCATATCCACCAATACCGTCCGCATCTCTGTAAAGATCCTTGTCTTTGTAGTATTCAGCCGGCGTATATTTCTCAATATCGCTGATCCAAACACCGAGAGGATCTAACTTCACAGAGTCTTCTTTCTTCTGCTTGCGATCCTCCAACTCGGTAGTTGCAGCATTGATATACTCTTTATAAGTTTTAGCCAACGCACCAATACCAGCATCGCCATTCTGAACGGACTTCTGAAGCTGCAATTTCAAATAACAGATACTCTTGTATAGCTCGTCTTGACGCTTATCCTCAGGTTCGCCATACTTGCTCACCCAATCATCGTATTCAAACTTCAAAACCTCATAGTCTTGCTCGCTAAAACCAAGACCAAATAGGCGAATGGTTTCAATAGGCACTTCAATTTTAGGATTATCTTTTACTTGCTGCACAGAAGTTGCATTTTCAACCTTATTGGATCTTCGCAGCAAAATAGTATCTGCATATGACGCACCTTTCGTCTGCGCAAGATTCAGTTTTGAAAAATAAGCGCTGACACGGCTTTTGTTTGGCGGACTCTTTTTTGCATTTGTCCAAGCCGTTTCATCGAAACATGTGTTGATGGTAGCGCACAAAAAGTCCATCGCCTTATCCTGATCACCGTTAAAGACATCATCTGTGTAGTAATCAAATGACTTTTCTAAGCAGCGCTTACAGATAGGCAAATAACCATTATTTCTTGCATAGTACGGAGATGGAGACACATTGAAATTATCTTTTTGCCTCATAAATCCCTTGCCACAAGAAGTACAATGAAACGGATAACCGTCATCGTTCAAATATGCTTTCTCAGCAGATGCAGACTTTTTAGTACGGGTATTTCTTTTTACTTCTCCTGCCATGTCTCAACCTCCTTTCCATAAAACAAAAAACTCAGAGCAAAGCACTCTGAGTTCATTTGGTGCGCCAGAAGGGATTTGAACCCTTGACTTGTCGCTTAAAAGGCGACTACTCTACCCACTGAGTTACTGACGCTTATTCAGTTCCGGTTTGCACGGTTTCCCCACTTATTTTAACTCAGTTGGTAACTCCCATTAGAGTAGCAGTGCTTTCGGTCTGCCAGTCCGTCCGCTTTTCACGGAGGGCATACGTTCCCAATAGAAGCTCATAAAGAGCAAATTGCCATTTCTGGCTTTGGTGGGACAAGAAGGGATCGAACCTTCGACGCGCAGGGCTTCAACCTGCCGCTCTTCCATCTGAGCTATCGTCCCATATAGAACCATTATGTATAACAAACCTTTCTATCGGAAATGCTCTTTCGTGTAAACTGATAGAAAAGGAGGCTATGCGTCATGGTTGAATTTTCTCAAAGATTAAAACAACTGCGCAAAGAAAAACATTTAACTCAGGCGCAGGTTGCAGAAAGAATAGGAGTAACAGCCTCAATGGTGTCCTCATACGAAACAGACATCCGACTCCCATCCTACGAAGTTCTTGTGAAAATCGCTACGCTATTCGGCGTGACAGTAGACTATATGCTCTGCCGTGAAGATAAAAGATTTATCGACATATCCAGTCTGTCCGATGATGAAGCTGCGGTTGTGTGTGATATGATAAACATACTCCTAAAAAAGAAGTGACTACCAGCCGCCCATTCGGGCGGCTTTTGTCATGTGTGGCGACGGAGGTAGGATTTGAACCCACGGACGGCTCATCACCGCCTCTTGTTTTCAAGACAAGCGCCATAAACCAGACTCGACCACTCCGCCATATAACTGGCTTTCATATGTATTTCAACGGGAATAGCCATACCCATCCATCCTAAGCCGCCCATATGCAGGCCAGAATCATATGATCTCGCACCTCATAAAGCGTGGTGCGACACGCTTTGGTGAGGGAGGTTGGATTTGAACCAACTCAGCCCGAAGGCAACGGATTTACAGTCCGCCCCAGCTCTCCAACTCTGGCGCTCCCCCATATAAGGCCGCATTAGCGACCATAAAAAACCACTTGGTACTGGCGGTGGGGATTGAACCCACGACCTTATGATTAAGAGTCATCTGCTCTTCTTCTGAGCTACGCCAGTATAAAACAAGACACTTGTAAGGAAAAAGAAAGGGGTAGTGATACAATGGAGGTTGTAATAGGATGTTTCATTAAACAAATCGCTGCAAGTGTCTTTTTGGCATGAGGTAAAGGAGTCGAACCCTTATTTACGGTTTTGGAGACCGCAGTGCTACCATTTACACCAACCTCATATATGTGGCGACGTATACGGGACTTGAACCCGTGACCTCCGGCGTGACAGGCCGGCGTTCTACTCTTCTGAACTAATACGCCATTTATTTATCCCAATCTACAAGAGGGTATAAGTCATATGGACTATCGGCAGTTGCGATCTTCTCAAAACCACCATCAACAATGCACCATAATGTGTGCTTGTGTTTTTCTGGATTCTGAGAAATGCAATATTCCTTTCCAGATCTGGTCTTGCATAAAACGCCAGTTCCACAATCTGATGCTGGAATTTTCTTTACAACCTTTCGTTCTTTATCAACTGATAATAAACTTGCTTTTCGCGGCATAGTTTACACCTCTTTCGTGCTGGTGATGCGTAAGGGATTTGAACCCTTAAATTCCGCCGTGAAAGGGCGGTGACTCTACCAATTCGTCCAACGCACCATAATATAAACTGTCATACTCTGACATATCCAGGTTTCATTCTACCAGTACAGACATCATGAACCTTACCTATATGATATTTCGCACCGCTTTTATCAACGGCGACACAAAACACGGCTTTCCGATCATTTGGAAACTTCACAGAATATGACCCATCCGTTTCAAGATATATCGGAATTGGAAAATAATCAGATATTGCACGAGCTTTCTGACGAGCCTCTTTTAATGAAGCGAGTCCCTTCATTTTCTTTCTCTTCATAGATTCTCATTCCTTATGGCTGGGGTAGTTGGACTCGAACCAACGATACGGGAGTCAAAGTCCCGTGCCTTAACCACTTGGCTATACCCCAATATTGATTTGGTACGCCAGACAGGACTTGAACCCGTGACCTAAAGATTAGAAATCTTTTGCTCTATCCGATTGAGCTACTGGCGCATATGGTGCTGGCGGTGGGACTTGAACCCACACGGTATCTCTACCAACGGATTTTGAGTCCGTCGCGTCTGCCGATTCCACCACGCCAGCATATTTTAATTGCAGAGCGCCTTGTTTGGCTGATCAGTTAAAAGTTGATTCCATAAATAAGGTTGCTGTATGCGCTCTTCGTGGTACGGGTAACAGGAATCGAACCTGCACGGTTGCCCACCAGATCCTAAATCTGGCGCGTCTGCCAGTTCCGCCATACCCGCATATTTCCCATCGCAATTATATAGCCGTCGCCATACAACAAGAGATGCGACCATCTCATACGACAGGTTATATTCCACTTGGCTCTACATTCACTGACGGGCTGTGGACTACCGTGAGATTACCAACTCTCAAAAGGTTCGACGATTATTGAATGCCTGCGATCATAGCATTTCTCCAAACCAATTTGTCAAGTAGAGATGTCACAAATGTTCGGAGTGGAGTGGATAGCGGGATTTGAACCCGCACAGTCTGCTTGGAAGGCAGAAATGCTTGCCGTTAAACATCATACCCACACAAAGAAGACAATCATTTTTTAGAATCTTAGTTGTCTTAATAATGACTCGTGGTGTCCCGTGACGGAATCGAACTCACGACCTCCTGCTTGCAAGGCAGGCGCTCTAACCTGCTGAGCTAACCGGACAAATAGGCCAATTCAAGGCATTGGCCTTGCCTCCAACTCTATGCTGTTGGGTCGCAGCAAGGTTTTACTCTAAAATCTTGCAAAAAGTCATCACTGCCAGACATGACGGTTTCATTCCCACTACGGTTTATAGAGTAACCACCTCTTATGTGGACGGGCATGGGGGCGGAGGTTGGATTTGAACCAACGACCACCAGCTTATGAGGCTGGTAAGCTACCACTGCTACACTCCGCTAAGTAAAATTGGCGCTGTCATCCATTCAGACAGTCATTAAGTCGCAGTACGTTGTGACACCAATATGGCTGGAACGATAGGACTCGAACCTACAACCCTCCGATTAACAGTCGGATGCTCTACCATTGAGCTACGAACCAATATTCTCACCGAGACGCAACATCATTTACACCCAATAGATAAAATCAAACTCATCTTTTATGTATAGAAATTTGAAGTTGCTGTAAGCGTCTCTAACAACTGCAAGGCACTTATGTACTTTCTATTATCCGCAAGAAAATCCTCCAAAGTTGCTGCGTGTGCCTTTTATGGTCTGAGTAGCTGGTCTCGAACCAGCGACCTCGTGATCCCAAATCACGCGCTCTACCGACTGAGCTATACCCAGATTTGCTTTTGAGAGAATCAGTAAAAGCAGCATCGCCACGAGCAGGCTTCTCTCCTGATGCCGTGGAGCAGAGGGGAATCGAACCCCTGTCCGAAATTCCTACATGAACAAAACATTCTTACGCAATAGATAACAATTTGCATTTTGTCCTAAGACGAGCTGCGTGGTGCTATCAACCAGCTCAGAGCCGCACCAGTTTTGCGACCTCCACCACCTTATTTCTTTTCACAGTGATAAGGAAAACTGCAATGTCAGTCTGATTCTTTATTACCGCAGATGCTTACCCAGACTAAAAGTGCATCGTTTAAGCATTCATCAACTGCAATTAAGCAGCAATACCCTCCATAACAGCATACAGAGCGGGATGAATCATAACCACAATAGAATCGTTGTCATTTCATTTTTGTTTGAGCCTTAGGCGGTCTCCATACCTGCGTATTTCGTCCTATCAAAACCCCGTCGAACCCATTACTGCCCCATATTTAATTTTATGGTCGGAGTAGAAAGAGTCGAACTTTCGACCTCACGATTATCAGTCGTGCGCTCTACCTACTGAGCTATACTCCGAAATAGGCCATGCGTCCGTAGAACCTCGTCTGCAGCCGATAGGTTTTTAGCTGGAATAGCAGTCAAGTAATGAACTGAACCGCACAAACGCCAACATAACCAACATGGCACGATCTGGTGGAAACAATGAGAATCGAACTCACGACCTCCTGCTTGCAAGGCAGGCGCTCTCCCAACTGAGCTATGTCCCCATGTAACCGTCCTCTTTCGAGGACGGATTTTATTTGATTTGAGATTAGGAACTGAAAGCGGGGGCGAGGCCAAAGGAATACCTGGCGCCGGTGCCGTACGCGTTGCCGTCCGTGTACACAAAGCAGAAGGCGAGGCTGTTGTTGTAGTACGGAGAACGCAACAGGTTACAACGACGATTTCCGTCATCATCTTCCTTATAGTAAGGAACATCCTCTTGCTTATAATATTCGTACCAATGCCCCTCGCCAGGCATCGAATAGAAACAACGACCATACAGTTCTTTCTCGCTCTTGAGCCAAATCTTACAAATGCTCTTGATAATTTCCTTACTGCAATCGCCAGCGCTTGTAAGTTTAATAACCGGCTTAATAATTGCCTGCAACTCATCAGAGCAAAGAGAGAAGAACTCCGTATCCAGTCTGCGTCTTACAACAGAAGCTTCATATCCGCCACGATTCGTGCTTTCGTCGTTCCATGACCAGTCCTCGTTGTAAACTCTGACCATATCCCAAGAAAGAGGTGCTTTTCCAGTCCCATCAGCAAGATCATCATGGTTAAATCCGATAATCTGCCACACAGCAACAAATCCGTTCTTCATGTGGTCTTTCTTTTGTGCGCCAAGCGCAAATACTTCACGCACCTTACCAGACAATCCGATCTGATCAATTTCACCCCAAGAAAGATGGTTCAAATCTTTCAAAGGCATCGCAAGCGGCGCTTTACAAACAGTGTCAACAATATGTTCACTCGCCAAGCTATCATCGAAACTGAGAGTCACAGCATCGCCATCACAGACGATATTCATTGCCGAAAATTTGCTAAGATCCTTTGTTGCAATTTTGAACTGCATGAAACACACCCCTATAAAAATTATTTTGCTAATTCCTTAGAAAGAAAATTCAATACTTGAATCATACCTATCATTGAGCCTTCGCTCTACCTCCATTACCTTCTCACAATGTTCAGCCACCAGGGAGATAAGTCTGAGCTTCAAGGAGCGACCTTTAACTTCTTACCCCAGCCTTACACAGCGAACTGTATTAGGCCAATTCCTGCGCGGGATTGTTTACCCGCAAATTTCACCGTTCGTTCAGAAAATTTGATAGTTTCATACAATTTCTTTTTCATCATATCGTATTAAAGATCAAACGCCAAAACTGTCCTACGGCTACTTTAACCGACGACTTTCGTTATAGTCGAGTTTCTTCGACATCAAGACAGGAGCGCATTGTTGGCATTTCCTCTGGTTGTACTGGTTGCCACGCCAGTATCCTTGAGGATTATTCTCCACAGGAGCGTCTATTGCTGCGCCCGAAAGTTCCGTGCTTTTTGTAGCGATAACTCTTGGCAACACACATTTTCGTTGGCAGTTTCCGCCTCCCAGCAATACATCACTGCATCACTGCCGTCTGGACAATAAAAGGTATCCCTCGTAAATCCAGCGGGAACTACTGTGCGTCTCGGAGTGCTGACACACTTTATTCACCGAGTTAATCATAAGCATGATTCAAATATTGAATTTTCAAAGATCATGGAGCTGGCGACAGGACTTGAACCCGCAACCTGATGATTACAAATCACCTGCGCTACCAATTGTGCCACGCCAGCATATTGTTTAACTATGTCCTCTTGACATTATTGAGTATAGCATATAAGCACACGGTTGTCAATAGGAATTAGCAAAATAATTTTAGATTTTTTGGTGGCTGAGGCTGGACTTGAACCAGCGTCTCCGCTTTATGGGAGCGGCAAGAAAACCAGCTTCTCCACTCAGCCAAATAGGGAGGGGCAAAAGCCCCATCCCATAGTCATTCTCGAATACTTCTTAAAAGTTCTGCTCCGGACTTAAACACGACATTCTGGAACTCCGGAACAACGATGCTCTCTTTCGTCACTGGATGAAGAGCTGGATGCGACTTATACTTTTTCACATCAAATGTTCCAAACCCATAAATCGAAACTCGATCTCCGTTTCTAAGAGCATTCGCAATTTCATCAAAGATATCGTCAACGATATCCTTGACCATATACTTCTTATACGCCTTATTCTTCTGAGCAAGCGTATTTACCAAATCTGCTTTATTGATATTCATGCTGATGTATCGCTCCTTTGCGGGCGATAACGAGTCGTATCAAAGTCAATATCGTAAAATGCTTTGACACCATTATAATCACAGACGCAAACCAACTGTTGCTGCGCTCCATAAATGCGCTTTCCAACACAGTAGTCATCCATACCGAGAAAGCTGCCAGCCATAATCGTTTTCACGCCTTGAACACTATCGGTCTTATTGTGATGCAAATGACCTGAAAGAATGGCGTACACAGGTTCTTTTGCCATTGTCTGAAGCGATTGAACTTTTCCAGCAGATCCATCATAATCGCCATGTACACCAAGATAAGTCTTGCCGCGAATATCAAGCAAATACATCGTATCGTCGATCTTTCTGTAATGATCAAACGATACATTCTCAAAAGATTGTAGACGAGCTTTCAAATACCACTCAACTAAATCGTCAAGACGCTCATGAATCGAGGCAACATCTTTCTCTTCAAGCCGAGAATGATTCCCAGCAACAGAAGAAAAGTAAACATTCTTAAAGTACCGGCTTAATGTAGACAAAAACTCCGCAAGAAGTTCAGACACTCCAACGACCTGTTGAATAACATTTTCTCTGTTCGACACGGCAATAGACTTATGAATATTTCCGCTAATCAAGTCTCCATTTGCCCATACATAACAACTTTCCGATCCATGCAAGGCGGAGATTTCAAGGATGCGATCCAGATATTCATTAAGAAGTTGCACACAAACATCGGAATTATAGTAGTTCCAATAGTTGTCCACACACGCTCCAAAATGCAAATCGTTTAAGCTTACAAGCAAATCGCTCCCGCTCGACTCCATTACACATGGAACATAGTCAAGCCGAGGAATTACACCAGAAGTAATTGCCCTCTCAAAAATATCAGAGTTTTCATCCTTGCGAGCCAGGTCACGCACAACTTTATTAAGAGCATTTCTCTGGTCGAAAAACCGCTGGCGTTCTTTCTTGAATTCAAGCATCTTCTGCTCAATCTCGTCAAGATATGCACTTCCGAGATCTTGCGTAGCTTTCTGCTTGAAGTATTTCATCACATGATAGCCAGAATACGGCGTTACATTCGCCGCTTTACGAAGGCTGTCGTAATGAACATCAAGACCAAGCAGGTCAACGATATCCGACCACTCTAAGTCAGAAGGGTTCTGCTCAACCTTTATTTCAATCAGTCGTAGGCCATACTCATAACTATCTTCGTTTTCAAGCTGTTTATATTTTGGATTCAATATTCATTCCTCCCATCATTGGGCGGCAACTGAATACTGCGGCGAATTGTCAGAGTAACGCCAACAACGCCGTCCCAGCGTTTTAACAGCTCTAAAAGGCTGTATGTTCTTACGGAATCAGTATCATATTCTGTGATTGTCATATCACTGGTGTCAATTATGGCATTTTCAAAGCTTTCGCTTTTAACCACCATTGACATTATGCTTTCCTCGCTGCTGAATGATTCGTTTGCGACGAATCTCACGCTCTCGATCAATCCGTGCAACAATTTCGGCGGCGAGATGGTTCGTACTCGCAATCGCCCTCATGTTTCCTTCACTCTCTGTTGCGTAGTAATGATGCCGCTTTGAATCCTGCATCATTGTTCGCGTCACCTTGTACTCAGGATACAATTCTCTGAGAATACGCGATTCTTCCTTAGTTACTGGAATCATATAAAGTCTTCATTCCTTTTCAAAAAAGATGTCTGGGCTGCGGGTATCGCACCGCAGCCATAGACAGGAGAATCCCGAATAGTTTAGTAAATACGGTTTTCTTCCCTTAAAGGTCTTTTTCTTTTTGGTTGCAAACATTCCGTTGAACAACGGGTGTTTCGTCATATTTACCAAGCGTTATTTGACAAATTGGATAGGCAAACATTCCGTTGAACAACGGGTGTTTCGTAATATCAGACTTCAAAATAAAACATGGGGACATTTTGTGCTATTTAGCTAATTCCTAACAACATCATGCGACGCTACGCTGACGTCGTTTCTTCTCACGCTCATAATTGCGAATATGGATAGCCTGACAGTCATCGCAGCGCTTCTTATTTTTCACGATACCGTCTACCTCAAACTCTTTTCCACAATCAATACACCGCAGTTTCTTTTTGCCGAGTGGGTGATATCCAGAGCAGCTCGTACATACCTTTTGCTGCGGTGAAAGAGGAACAAAACGCTCTCCACATTTCTTGCACTGAATAGAACCATCTGGGATATTTCGCTTGAGGTTTTCCAGAACGATATCACCAAAGCACATCCAGAAAACATTTTTCCTACGGCTATTCTTACTATGAAATAGATATTTCACAAGAATGTCGCAAACATCTAAGCGCTCAAGACAAATCTCGTCGAATTGCTTCAAGATATTGTCCCGAATATATGCAAAGTTCGAGTCATCATCATAAAAGCTGATCGAATAGCGATACTGCTTTTCCACATCATTGTACAGGTCAGTCACAGACGATAGTAACTCAACCTGTTTCATCGGGTTACTAAGCATATACTGATATCTGAAGACACCAATATTCTTCGCGGCAAAAGACATCCGCTTATTAGGAACGATGTGTTCAAGCTGATTCACAACACTATTGTTCATTCGCTGAACCTGAGATTTTGTTTTCTTTTTAGCGTGGATAAAAAAATGCGGCGCTTTCATACTCGTAATTCTTGCAAGACGAGCATTGATTTCATCTGGTCGAGTTGGCTTATACAGCGTCTTGGCATAGTCGATACAGAAGTTATTCTCCATACATAAGATTTTAATTGCTTCTATGTCAACATCCTCACCGTTCCAAATCTTCGTAATATCATTGCTAATAACACCGATATTGCCACCAGTCCATGCGGCGCGAAGCCCTTTGAAAATTTCCTCTGGTGTAATCGTAACAGCGCCAGCCTTTGCCATCTCGTAGTATAAAGGAACGATTCCTTCCATATTGCGCTCAGCAATAGACACAAGTAAGGAATCAGCGCATACGAGACTTTTATCTCCGTCGCAATCAAATTGTAGGATCTTTGAAATTAGATCATGACAGCTCGTATAGATAGCATTTTGAGAAAACCACTTTTTCGTTGCACTGGTTACAACATTTTTACGAACAGCATGTTCACGATATAAGTGGGGTGAACGCAGACAGTCCAATTTACTCACTGTGCGATAAAGATAGCAAGACACCTCTCCATCTGCAAGCAAGCCAACAGGACTGCGATTTCCAAGAAACAGCCATTCGCAGAAAGCATAGAGATCTGGAATCAAGAACATATACTTTGCGCTCAAATCAATCTTTGCTGCTCTTGCCTCAGTAACAAGATTCTTCTTAATTTGCCGTAGCATCTCTTTTGTGTATGGGTCGGAGAGCAATTCCGGATAGATACTAAGACACTCCTGAAATGCATTCTTATTGCGATACTGTGTAGAAGCCCCGAACACATCCAGCATAGTATTCTTATCCGATGCAATTTTAGCAATTTTGTCAATCGTCTTTCCAGCAAGCTGCTCAAGTTCATCTGTACTCAAATCTGTGAGTGTTTGAAGCATTTGATAGTTAAGCTTTGCATCAGGAATGAAGTCCTCTTCCTCATTACACTTACCGACAGTGCATCCATTTGCTAAAAACAAATCAATGTACTCTTGCCAATTCGCGTAATACTTGTACATCTTAAATTGACTTTTTGTAAAAATGACCTGGATACCCTCTGCGATTACATCATGTTCAAAACCATAGATGTCTGTTACCAAACCATGATTTACGGACGGATCGCGTTCGTTTGATTCTAAGATAAACTTATCAAACGGGAATACAGCAAGAAGCCCTTTTACCCACGGAAGACGAACCATAGTGTTTTTTGCATTACAAGAGGGAAGAACCATTCCGCAGCCATCCGTATGTGTAATTGGAATCTCCATATCTCTGCGCTCAACACTGTATGTTTTGTGATCAATAAAATCAACAGTTCCACCAACCATCGTTTCCATATCATCTACAACGATAGTCTTTCTAATATCGAAATCTTCCCACAAATCAGTTGCGCTATTGCACAGTGCAAGATACGCCAGATACTTATTGATATTGATTCCACCAAGCTCGTTGATTTTTTGAACGCTCAGTCCACACATAATGGTTTTTTGATACTTCTCCCAAACTCTTTCCTTAATGAAAACAGTTTTCTTTGTTCTGATCTGTCCAGCAGATGCCGTAAAACAAATGTAGCGTTCTCCGTTAAAGGTATACCCATTTAGGATAAGATCTTCAATCACATCGAAATAATATGTGCGAATAACCATGAAATCGTCATACAGCTTTCCTGTTTCCATGCCAAGTGTTCTTGTAAGCATCGACTCAAAAACAGAAATCACATTCTTATCAACCACATATTCAGTCCGTAACTCACGTTGCGAGCGATGTGCTTGAAGAAGTGATACAAGTTCAGACTTCTTAATCTTAATCATCTGGTTCGTACCGCGAATTTCTTTCGCAATCTGTTTTACACGGGAACTATCCATCGCAACAGAAATCGGATCTGACTTTCCCATGCCATACAATTTACGAAACTGAGATTCAGCCTTCTCTTGTGTTATTTCTCCAGCACACAGCCGCTCAATAATTTCTCGCTCTGATTTTAATTTCGATTTTGAAGAGCAGTGCTTATTGATCTCAACCTCAAGTGCCTTTTCTTCGTCGGTGTAAAACGCACTCGTGTCAAAACTATAAATATGGATTTGCCGATCAAGACTAATGGCTAATCACTCCTTGCCGTTATTTATTCTGTATCTCTTATCTTTTAACAAACCATTTTCAACATACCGTTGAACAACGGGTTATTTAGAAGCAGTCTGAATGAGGTTCATTCAGATGACCTCTTCGGAAAGCCATTTTTCAACCAAAACGAGCTACTCCGCCAAATCCACTGAACTATCAATCTTTTGCAAATCACCAGTCCAGAAAAGCCAGCCATCTGGATCTTCTTTCAAGATAACAACCGAGTTTAGCTTTTGAATAGAAGCAGATCTATCATACTGCACGGTAAAGACATCTCCAGCATGAGTTTCTACAAAATCACGATAGCGCTCGGACAGACGCAAATAATCTGGATGCTTCATGATCTGTTCAACATTCAATCGAACCAAATCACCCTCATGTAAATCCTGCGGTGCAGAACCACGATTTCGCATAGAAATATACATCTCAGCCAAACTGTGAGAAATGCCTTTCTTCTTCGCCAGACTCCTAAACTTCCTTGTTTGCGATCTGTTCACATCAACCTCTTGCCGCAATATAGCTATCAAGCAAATCAAGAATCTCTTCTACAAGAGATACCCAATTCGGATCAATCTTAATTTCATCCTTGTGATTTCGGTAATACTCCGGAGCAGAATCACCATTAACATACCCCATAGCTTGCCAATCACAAATCATTTCCAGATAAGCACAGATTTTCGTGTCAACATCGTAATAGGACATAAAGTCTCCATTACAATCAATCCAATACTGCCAATGATGATCGTTAGTACGATAATGGCGCTCCCATGCCAGTTCAAAAGCCGCGTCATCAACCACTTCGCCCGCAACAGGATAAAAATGTTGACGATACGGTAAGAATTCTTCCTCAGACATCTTGCTGTCATCGTGATTGCGGATACGCCATTCCATCTCATCAAGAATTTTAGGACGCTGGAATAAATCAATTCCCTTTAAGGCATCACGCAATTCCAGCCATGCTTTTCTAATGTTCTCCTTGTGCTGAGCAATGTAATTCATATACTCAGTTGTCTTTTCTAATAACTCTGTCTTATTAAACTCGCTCATATTTCCTCCTATGACCTGTACATCTTTCTGATTCTAACGATATTCTTTCCAAGCAATTCGGCGGCACGAGTGACTTCTTCAACCGTCGTATTCCATCCGAACGAAACTCTAATTGTAGACTTCGCCTGCGTATAATTCCGCCCAATGGCGCTTAGAACATGACTTGGTTCTAAACTGCCGGCAGAGCAAGCAGAAGCAGCAGAAATACATACACCGTCCGAATTCATCAGATGAAGAATAGCCTCAGATTCAACATCATTTATTGTAATACTCAAAATACTGCTTAGCTGATATGATTTCTCATAATGCTCATTGACCTTGATTCCTTCGTCGCATACAGAATATAGCTTTTTCAAAAATGCTTTCCGTAGCACCAATGCGTCACGAGAAAATTCGGTTGGTATTGAAAACTTTGCTGCAGTACCAAGCGCAACAATACCAGCTACATTCTCCGTGCCGGCTCTCACGCCAAATTCTTGTCCGCCGCCGTATATAATCGGCTCAATATGCTTTTTAAGCCCGCCGCGCACATACAAAGCTCCAACACCAATCGGCGCACCGAACTTATGCCCACTGATAGACAGCATATCAATTCCGTAAGCATTTACATTGACATCAATATGCCCAACCGCTTGCACTGCATCTGTATGGAATACCGCACCATAGCAATTACAAAGATCTGCAATGCTTTTTATGTCCTGAATAACACCGATTTCGTTATTTACCCACATGACAGACACAAGACCTACATTGTCTTCTTTGAGATATTTTTCAAGTTCAAATAAATCAACCTGACCATATGTATCAACGGAAAGCGGTTTCACGACTATTCCAAGGCGAGTCAGTAAGTTACACTGGTTCAAAATGGCGTGATGCTCAATTTGGCTAACAAGCATTACATTATGATTCGTTGCATTTAGAGCAGATGCCATTCCTGTGAGAGCCAAATTATCTGACTCAGATCCACCAGAAGTAAAAATGATTTCTTCTGGGCTATCCGCACCGATTAGCTTAGACACATCAAAACGAGCCTGATAAATGGCTTGGTGTGCTTGTCGGCCAGCGGAATGAAGAGAACTTGGATTGCCACATTTTCCAGAACTATACCAATAATTCAAAGCTTCATATACAGGCGGTCGAATGCTTGTTGTCGCTGCATGATCTAAATAAATCATCGTTTTCTCCTTTATGGGTGGACGGGCAAAGCCCGTCCGCGCCACGCTATCACAAAAATTACACACTAACATTTAGATTGTTAGTATAGGTCGCCTACACACTCCGAAAAATATGTCTCTTGGTTTTCTTGCAAGATGCTTTCGTAATACGGAATATCTTCCGATTGCTCAATAGGAGTAAAATCTTCACATCTTTTATCACATAAACACTTGTCAACCCAATAACATCCATGACAAGTCAAAGCATTGTCGTTCATATTTCATTGTTCCTTTCATCTGTCACATGCGCATCATCTCCTAACATCTCCAATCTTTTTAACCTGCCCCTTTCAAGACGCGCTTTGGAGGCGGCAATCTGCTCCTCCGTCAAAACTACCTTCTTTTTTGGTTTTACCTTGAACCATTCCGCTGGAATATGAGCAATCAAACTTCCGTCCGGATTCACATGCCGAATCTCTACTTCATCTGGGTATTGCTCTTTAAGCTTCCATATTTGATTGATCCATCTTGTTTCGCTACTAAAGAATGTTGCAATCTTTTCTCCTGCAACATGATCAATAGCTGTCTCTCTAATATCACCCGTCATGTGCTTCACCTATATATTCCAATAGAAATTTCTTGATTTTTCTTTGACACTGAACTTCTGGCTTATCAGAGAAGCCCTGAATTGCACAGCACCTTCCGCCACAAACAACATCGCACAATGTAAAAATCGGAATCGCAGCCAAAAGACAGGAAACATCGTCTATATCAACTAAATTCTTATTTTTGCTCTCCATTGTCATCCTCTACATAAACACATCGGTCAAAATCAAAAACCCAAACAAAAGGATTTTGCTCCCATCCGATCTTGGATCGTTTCTTCTCCGATACCCCACTGTTCCACTTAGAAGCAAAGGCAAGCTCAGGCGATAAAACACCTGGCAACCAAATACCTTCTCGTTCGATATCATTAAGTGAGATATCCTGTAATCGTTCTACACGAACATCTATGATTCTTATAAAATGCCTTGCAGCATCATTTGGCATTTGAACAGATGGTTTCCAATTGAACAAGAGATAGCCTTGCGGTGGATCTCTATCCAAACGATACACATACTTGTCACCAATCATTGCCCATGTTTCTTTTAGAGCAAGAATATCTCCCTTTTCGTATGGCGGCTTAATGACCTTGCGCTCTTCTTCTGCATCTTGCGCATCCAATAAAAATCCCGCTTCGGTCATTTCTCCACCTGAGATATCTTGCTTATTCATGGCAATGCGAAAACAATGCTTTTCATTTTCAACGATTTGTCTTAGCGCATCGCCATTAAGCCTTATGTACTTCACGCTCATATTCGCACTCTGATTCCTCCTTATACATGAGTCCATATCTGACCACTTACTATTTTAGAAATTAAATTCGCAGACACTCCATATTGATTTGCTAATTCCTTTCTGTTACACCTTACACCAGAACCTCTTGGTATATAGTTCATACGGATTTCTCGCACATCATCCTCAGTCAGTTTCGACATACCATTACAGCTTCCGGTATAAGCGCCAAGGTGTGACAGATATCCGAGTTGTGCCGATACATCATAGTCGATCAGTTCAAGGTCAACGGCATGAAAATAATTTTCCTGCCTTGTACACCATTCGAGGTTATCTACCCAATTATGCTGCTTGCAGCCGTCAATATGATTGACGATTTCATACCCAATAGGATTCGGAATAAAAGTCTCAGCAACACACCGATGTATTCTCACATTAAGCCGACGTCCAAACACAGAAATGCAAACTTGCTGATATCCGCCAGCACCATAACCGCAAGAGTAGATCTTGCCAGTAATGGCATTTCGTATTCTGCCGAAAGTAGACACTTCAAACCGCCATGAGTAATCGACACCCTGATATACAGCACCTTGCCATACTTCGCTATCGAAATCACGAAACACCAAATCACTTCCCAATATTATTGTGCCAGAACCTTATCCGCTACGGAATCGTAATATCGCATCCAAAGATGTTGAATGAGAGCTTTTCTATGCGGCTGCTCCAAACGATCAAGCACATCAAGAAGCCCTTTAATCGCTGTGTCATTCTTCTCAACGATGTTCAAAACACGCCACACTTCGATTCCAAACTCATTTCCGTAATTCTTTTGCAGCTCAGCCGGCAAAATCTGTTTAGCAACTCGTTCACTGATATTACCCATTGGCTTCACCAGACTCCTTTGGAGTAAAACCATTACAGTTGCGTAGCCATATAGGATCGAAGTTGACAGGCCACATAAACCAGCCGCTCATAACGCCATGCTTCTCAGCACGAATATCCAGCTTTGCGGCCTGAAGAAAATTTGTCGGCTCAAACATGGAAAATAAATTCGTATCGTTCCCAGGATAGCAACAACAACTATGTGCATCGCCTGGAACATCACCCCTATATTTGCACTTATAACACATTCCTAACTCATACACGATTTTTCACCTCGCAAAGAAGACCGACTAAGCCGTTCAACAGACTTACGCAATCTTAGGTTTTCTTTTTCAAGCTCGTGAAGCTGGACATCATAACTAACAACAGATCCAGCAAGCTCTAAATTTTGTTCTTTCAGGTCTTCAACGCCGGTTCGCAGCGAAGCAACAAAGACACACGCACTGTAATCCTCGATCCACCACGCACACTGTTCTCCGATGCACTTTGATCCAACACCGCCCCTGATAGAAGCAAGAGGACAATACTTCTCATTCTCCATGCTTAATAAACCTCCCACTTATAGTCAAAAGAACGCCGATATCCGCCTTTGCCAGCACCACCGATTTTTCCTCTACGAACCAGACGATTTGAATAATTGCGGTAATACTTTTTGGCTTTTGAATTCTTTGGATAGACGATATACGCACCCTTGCGATGCCAGATATCTCGCACATAGCATCCTTCAATAGCCCGCATCAAATCATTGCGCTTTTTCACGCGCATCTTTCTTCGATACGCCTTGCCAGTCTTACGCCTTCCAATTCGTTCAAAATCATCTTTCTGGCAAAAGGCATCATCACAATAACCACCAACAAAGAAAGGATAATCAATCTTATCACATCCGCAATGGTCATATTGAAAAGCGCCGGCTTCATCAGCATTGCGATATCTTCTTTCTACATCCTCCGAAATAGGGCATTCATCACAGCAGAAATAAGCAGATCCAACATCAATCATTCAGCTCACCTCAGTATCGTAGTTGTTTTTAAGGACTTTCTTTACCATAGCCCATCCATCGTCAGTTAGCTTCTTCTCATAACCATAGCGTGTCAGCGCCCGCTCGTAAAAACGAAAACGCCGATGATCTTCACCATAAACAACGATTTTTGTCTCAAATGTCTCTGACAGAAAGACTTCATTCTCAAATTCGAGAAGTTTATCCCTGCACCAGATCAGAGCCTCAGCGCCGCAGCGTCCAGTGTACTTCAAAGAAATATTGTTATCCTTGGTCTGATTGAAATAGCCATTTAATGCTTTCTTCTTATCTGCTACAGCGAATACGACCTGATACTCAATGGATCTCGACCGATAGAAGCGATAGAACGCGATCATGCAATACTGCCCGTTTGAGAGCCTATGTCGCTCGTAGTAGCACTCGTTTTTACTGTTCCATATCATCAGCGTGATTCTGCGGATGACAGCGCGGAAATGGGCAGTTATCACAATCATTGCCATCGCAACACTCGCCGTCATTTCTAAGTGCGCGAACAATCACATAGCAAATAGCGAAAATAGCAAAAATCAGACCAATAAGAGTCAGTACATCATCAATTTTCATATGGTTTAACTAATTCCTTTACTCGTTTTTTCAATCCACTCCGTAAGCAAATCCCTCATGCGCTTACTTGGCAGATATAAGCTGATTTCTTCACCGTTTCTAATTGCAGAACGCCAGATCCACTGAATCATAGTTGACAACGCATAATGGTCGTTATCAAAAATTACACCCTTACTCGCGTAATAGTGAACGATATCGCCATTCGCAAAAAGATTGATTGGGTAGGCCAGCGCCCGACAATGGCTAAATTGGTTGGTTGCCTTTGCATTAAAGACTACAGATGAGTTCCAATAGCCCTTTCCTCTGATTCTCCCCCAATACTCCTTGTAAGTACCGCACATTCGCTCTTGTGCTGGAATATCACCGCTTCGCTTTTGAAAGTAGTTCATCAAATTGCGGCGAACCTGATTCACACCATCTGTTTTTGACTTGTACCAGTTCATAGAAAGCGCGTGTTTCATATCGCCAACACTATTGATTCGCTGACCGTCATCAATATGAATCATGTCTTTCAGCCGATACACATAATCCGGAACATACTCTGGTTTGTCGGAAAAGATATACCCTCCGCCCTCTGTACGGCGAATACCGATATTCACATATGGGATATTGTTGATCTGCATAAACAGATCCATTTCAGAGTTTTTGAACAGATAAGTAAGCACGAACACATCATCAACAGCTTCCAACAGCTCTTTGGAGAATAGCCAGTACCACACGCACCCATTCTGCTTGGATTTGTTATAAACCAGCGGTCTTGATGCCATAAGGCGAAACATGTGAGAAAATACGCCGCCGTCATACGGCTTATCAGTTCTACGGTATTCGTCCGGAGCAGCCTCATAAACATAGCCGGCATCAATAGCGAGCTGGATATCGGAATAGGCGACCTGTTTATCCGCTTGCAGCACGGTCACTTCCTCGTCGATGATAATGCAGTATCCATTTTCCTTTAGGAGCTGGATCGTCTCTGGCGTATAGTACATAAGGCACTGATGTGTCGATGTAATATTGCGCCCCTGCCGAATCAGCCCTAATGTGTGCATAGCCTTAGAAAAGAGGAATTCCGGAATCCTGTCACTCGGCTCAACGAAATCCGCCTGAGGACAGTTATTCTTAATTCTTTCCGCTTCTGGGAGGTACGGCGTGATATAGAGAAACTTCTTTTCCGGATGTGCGTTAATATAGCCAATCGTCGCGCTGGTCTTGCCGCTGCCCATAATAGCATCACACACTCTGACCATCTTCGTCTACCTCGTCATCAAAGCCTTCTTCAAAATAGTCGCAGTATGTTTCATCCGGAACGCAATACGAATACGGTTCCCAGAAACTCACACGATCTACGGAGATATAATCGACCGAAGCATCGTCACCATAGCGGACTTTCAAACAAACCGGAATGCCCAAGCGGTTTCTGATAATGGACTCTACAACACCGGCCTGCTGCGAAGAAGCAGCTTCAACATAACAGCCCTTATGAACATTGTCGATCAGATTCCGATAAGAGTATGTGGACATTTCATGGCTTTCCAGCTTCATAATATCCTCGTATGCGGGTTGTGTTTTACGCCTCATTTTCAGCCTCCAAAGTCACTCGATTTTCCGTGTTTTCGACCGAGTTGGTCGAAAATTAAGAAATTTAGATGCCAAACATACCGTTGTTCAACGCATTTCTTGTATCCGTACCCCTTAATACCAGACAAATCTTTTTTGTTTGTAGCAATGGAATAATCATCACCCTACGAAATCATGATCTGAGACTACATTGATGCACATGTTTTTGTAGAGAGCTTTGTCTTCCTCATCGGTAATACCGAGGTAGCGCAAGGTCACTTCTGGAGAACTATGCCCAAATGCTCTTTGCAACATGGTAATGTCCAAATTTGCCTTTTCACTATTGTACTTGTACTGATGCCATCCCCATGTTTTACGGCAGGTGTGAGTACCGATATTCTGTTTCAATCCGCAAGCTGCCGCTGCTTCTTTCAAAACCTTACGGAAAGTACCAACCTGAATAGCACCGCCCTCTCTTGATGGAAAGAGATATTCTCCAGAGTGTAGATACGCACCTTTGATTGGAAATGCCCACTCAAGAGCATCCTTACAAGCAGTATTCAGGAAAACAGTTCTATGTTTCTTTGTTTTGCTCTGGTAGATGTCGATTCCGTCTGAGGTGTTTTCCTCATCCTCAATCAGCCTTACAGAACCATCAGGGGAGAATACTTGGTTCATCTTCAAATCCAAAAGCTCATTTGCTCTTAATCCGAGATTGATGCCTAAGGTGAATGCAAGTACATACTTGTTATTCTTATGCTCATACAGCCAGTTTGCCATAGCAATAATGTCCTTATGAGTTTTGATGGGATATACAGTTTGGCGTTCACCAGTCTTGCAGTTATTGGGTTTCTTCTTGCTAAGCAGCTTTTCAATCTCCGGATGTAAGGTTATTTGTAGGATCGCACCTTCGGTAGACTGCCCCATATTCACCACTCCTTGCATATTGTTTAGCTAATTCTTTAGTGGAAGAAAAAGCGTTGTTCAACGAACAATCCTTACATAAGATATTATACCACAAATCGGTCTAAAGTCAATAAAAATCGGATAGAAAATATTGTTTGGCTAATTCCACTGATTTGCAAATTCGATAGAAGTGCGTTGATTAAGGCGTATTCCGTAGCATAAAAATATGAAAATGTATTTTTGCATGTTGCCAAGAAGACGAAGAATAAGCGTTGATTAAGGCATTCTTCCGAAGAGAAGTCTGTAGCAGAGGATATTTATATTTGTAAGGAAATATATCGTTGATGAACGGTGTGTTTGTGAGATGATGGTTCGGTGAAAAAGATAGAGGCGTGGAGAAGAGGGTACAAAGCCAAATTTTTGGCGTTGATGAGGTCGTGAAAATATGAACCGTCCCCGCCTTCCGTATGGTCAAAACTGGCGTTGATCTCCGTTGATTCCGCATACTCCACAAAAGCAGAACCGAAAAAGGCGGCGTTTCTGCTGCTGCCCGTGTCTGTCAGTGCTGGGCTGGCTCTGGTGGTTGATCTGCTGGGCGTTCGGTGAGACGGGGAGAAAAGCGGCGTTTTACTGTCGTTTTCTCTTCGTTCCCTCTCTTCTTTCCTCTCTTTCCCTTCTCTCTGTCTCCGTCTCCGCTCATGGTCTACAGTGCCGCGCTTCTGGCTCTCTGGCTCTGGCTCGATCTCTGCGGCTCTGGTGGGGCTGGGCGTCTGCTGGCGGTCTTGTTTCCGCTGCTGCCGTCGTGCTGGCTCTGGCTCTTCTGGCGTTTCGCTTCTGGGCTTGATCTCTGGGGCGGCTCTGCCGCTGGTGCTGTCTCCGCGTCCTTTCGTCCGTGTGTCGCTTCTGGGGCTGGTGCTTCGTCCGCTCCGGTGCTGTCTGAGCGTGTCCAGGCGTTCCCGTGTCCAGTGCTGCGGCTCTGGTGGGGCTGGGCTGGGAGACGATGCAGGCCAAAAGGATATAGCAGAATGCACAATTCTGAAATGGTGTATTTGTATGATATGCTAATGGCATATTGCACAAAAAGATGCTGTTTTTGGCTTGCTATTTTTACATTCTGTCAAGATATTATTTAGCTATTTCCTATTGCAAATTCCGCTTTTGTGTGGTATAATCCTTTATGTAAGGTAAAGGAAACGAGATCGACGGCGGCGGGTGCGCCGCTGCTGGACGGTCTAAGGAAGTAGTTAAATAATATAATGGAGGTAAAAATCATGAATAAGCTATCCGCACTCGTCCCCCTGAAAAGCAAGATTACTGTCTATGTTCCCGCTACGGTATCCGTAGATCAGGAAATCGACAATACCGCATACGTCGAGCGCGTCGCGCGTACTCTCTCCGCCTGTTTCGGTGGTGCTACGGCTTCGCCGGTGCGCGGTTATTGGGTCTCCGACTCTGGCGAGCTGGTAAAAGAGGCCACAACGATGGTTTTTTCGTACTGCTCCACGGCTGACGCTGAAAAGTATATTGATGATGTTGTTTCTCTCTGCTATGAGCTGAAGCGCGAAATGGGTCAAGAAGCGATTGCCCTTGAATATAACGGCGAAATGTATTTTATCTGATTGAGTAAAACAGCGGCGGCGGGGTCATTCCCGCCGCGCCGGTAAAATGAAAGCGGGGTTTTGAAATGAAAGCAACGAGAAAGCAAATCAGGGCAGCAAACGAGATCGCGGCGCGGTTTAGTGGATGGCACGAGCCGCACGAAATCGCGGCGATGTATGACGAGCTGGAGAAGATCGGCGTTTCTACTGGCTGCATCACAAACCGGCAGGACTTCCCGAATCTCGGATGCTGGCAAGGTCATTGTGAGTGGTACATAAACGGCGAGGAAGTGGAAAACAGCGTTTTTGTGTACTCCGTCTATGAAGGAAATCCGAATATCACGCGCAACGATTACAACATTTACTTTTCTTGAAATCCCGCCTGATGATGGTTAGATGGTAACTAACCGAAACGGCCACGGCTGGCCGTCGTGGGAAACCGAAATTAAAACGCGCTGCGGCGCTGGTCAATGAAATGAGGTAAACGAAATGAAAAAGTACAATGTCAAGTCGATCATGTCACGCGCCTGGGCTATCTATCACGAAACCGACAAAGGCGATGGCCTGCGCCCTGTGTTCTCTCTCTGTCTGGCTATGGCGTGGGAAGACGCAAAGAACACGCCGGAAAACATCCTGCATCAGTGGGCGGCGATGGATACCAAAGCGCAGATCAACATGCTGACGGCTAACATCAAGAAGGCGGCAAAGAACGAGATCGGATACAGCACAGAAGATCACTATGCAGAGTTTAACGAGACTGTCGCATGGTTCTTGAATCATCACGGGATCGACGGCCTTGTAAATGAGGCTTGGGTAAAGCTGGCGGAACGGCTGGATGCTGACTATCTGGACAAGCTCAACGCAAAACGCGCCGCGTCTGGCAAGGTCAATATTTCTCTGGTGGCTCTGGTGTATCGCAGTGCGAAAGATGCAATCCGCGCCGTATATCGTGACGATATCAAACACGGACGCGCCCGCGTTCACGAGATCACCGACAAGAACGGCGAGAGCCGCGACTATCTGGACACGATGGCAAGCACCGGCAAGGATGAGACGGCAAGCACTGCAACGCTGCGCGTAGCGCTGGAACAGTTTGTAAACAGCCGCGATGAAATCGACCGCATGATTATTGAATGCAAGCGCGACAATTACACGGAACGCGAGATTGCGGAAGTTGTCGGAATCAATCGCGCCGCCGTTCATAAGCGCATTGACAAGATGCGCGAGGCTCTGCGGAACATCGGCCTTACACCTGCGGAAGTTGCGGCGTAAGGAAGCAGTTAAACAGTATGAGCGCCGCTCCGGTAGGAGCTGGGGCGGCTGCTCTGAAAAAAATCTTGATTGACGGTAAGCAAACTGCGGGAACGCTTGGAGGGTGTAGAGGATGGATGCAAACAAAGCTTTTCAGATGATTGAAAAAGCCTTTTCAGATAAGCGGCTTGTACTGGTAACGGATGGAACGGTAACGCGCCGCGTAGTATCTGTTGGACTGGCGGAAAAGCTCTACATTCACACGGAGACGGGCGGATGGGTAGAGATCAAACGGAGCTTTTGCGGCCTGACTTTGGAGGGCTGGGGTTTGCTGGATGCGGCGGAAGCCTTGTATATCGCGCCTGAATGGTGGATTGCAAACGGAACGGATGACGAGAACGGAGGAAACGAAAATGTATGAGCGGAGACGGAGAAGATCGCGGACGCGCTCGCAGGTGATGCTGCAGCAGCGTTTTATGGGGCTTTTGCTGGTGGTGCTGTCCGTGGTGATGCTGATTGTTTGCGCACACGGAACGACGATAGAAGACCGTGACGGAACGGGCGCTTTTATGGTGCTGCCGATGGGATTGTATCTCATCTTTACAAAGAAAATTTGTATCTACTGGTAAGCAAGCGGAAAGTCTGGCGGGTAGATATAACAGGAGGATGAAACATGCAAAGCTTTACACAAACGGAAATCAAGTGGATGATCGGAGCGCTTCAAGAAAAAGCGCGAGCGTATCATGAAGCCGCTCGCATGGCGGATAACGCGGACAATAGCAATAGTCCTTTGGATGGTTCGTTGTACCGTCTGCGGGAGGAACAGTTTGACGCGATGGCCTGCAAGCTCCAGAAGGTGCTGGACGGCAAGAGCAGGCGCGTAGAAATCACATTGTAATAAATGGAGGTAACATTATGCCGAGCGTAACTCGTGAGCAGGTCAACAAGTGGAACGCGAAACTTCAAAACGGTTTTCGGTTTGACATTCAGCGCTATGTTGTTTGGGGCGAGAAGCAGATCAAGAAGTCTATCGAGCTGGCGGATGGTCGGATTCTGGCCGCTGAAATTCACTTCCGCGATGCGCGGGACGGATACAAGTACATCGGAAATGAGGCTTGCATTTCTCTGGCAATCTGGACGCGCTGCGAGAACAGCGACATGATGAAATCGGAGGGTATGGGATATCACGAGGTTCTGGGCGCGGTTCAGCCGAAAAAGAGCTATGCGGATCTCGTCAAGCTGTCTGCCGTCATGGATGAGCCGAAGATCATGGAGATGATGAACGCGCACATGAACGCCTTAAATAATCCGTGGGTTCTCGGAGGTCGATAACTTATGCAGTTGAAACATCGGATGAAACGGAACAGAAAAGCAACGCATATCCAGTGGGATGTTGACGATCTGGAAGATTTGGAGCTGTTGCCAACGGAAATTGATATTCCGGATGATATGACGGACATGGAGGAAATTTCCGACTATATCACAGATCAAACGGGCTTTTGTCATAACGGATTCATTGTGGAGGATTGAATCGTGTCGATCATGAAAATGTATGTCGAGGAATATCTTGCTGCCGAGCAGGTCGCGGAAAACCGCTATATCATTCATCTATCTAACGGGAAAGAGATCAAGGTTGCAGAGCATCCCGTGCATAACGGAAACATGTGGGACTGGAAGATTGATTCTCAGGTGTTTGACGCGGATGACTACGCACTGAATTATTTGAAAAAGCTTGTAGCGGAAAAGCTGACCGGCAAGCGAATTATCTTGCACAAGAAGCGCGAAAAGCCTGATATTTGCGGATATGCCTGCCGCTTTCCTGGCAAATGTAACAGCGCTTTGTGTAGTGATTGTCCTGTTGCGGAGGCATTCTTTGCAGAACGCGATGGCGTAGAACTTGTTTATGCGATATGAGATAGAAAACATCTGAATAAGTTTTGAAAATCTGGCGGAATGGAGAAATCTGTTCCGCCTAATTTTTTGCCTATGTGGTACGCAAAATCTTTTTTCGATGGGTAGTTATAATAGAAGGAGTGATAAAAATGCTGCTGAGTGAAATCAATGGAGAATATCAGAAAAAGCGGATGATCGTCTATAATGCGGATGGCACGAAGCCGATTGTTCATAATATCGAAGTTGCTCCGATTTTCGGAAATATCTATATGAGTAGGCTGGAAAAGAGCGACACGCGCAGTTATGCGGCTTGTGATTTGTATTTGTATTTGGAAGATCGCGGAGTTGGTCTGCTGGTCGGCATGGCGGCTGAAGACGATAGCTTGGAGCTTGTTGAAGGACAGATTCGGCGCTATCGTGTCGGCTCTGAGGATGAATTTCTTGCAATGATACGAGATTGCATCAATACCGGTTCGTATATCAGTCTTATCTATATCGAGCTGGTGAAGCTTTTGGATGAGTCTATTGTGCCTGAGTGCTTTGAGGCGCGGAAGATTTTCGCAGAGAAGCAAAGAGCGAAGCGCGAGGCGGAACGGGCGCAGCGTGAAGCGGAAGAAGCTGCTTATGTAAAAGAGCGGAACGAAGCGGCGCAAAAGAAAGTCGCGCAGGCCATTGAAACTTTGAAAAACGGCGGACGTCTGGTCAATTTTGATGTTGAAATCTTCAAAAGCCGTTATCATAGTAGCTCGTACAGCATTTTCAATTATCTGGCGCGTCAATATGGTGTAAAAATACCGATTAAAACGCAAGGCTGGATCAATAGCAGCCTGCTGGATATCACGGTCAAAGATGGAAAGATGAGCGGCGGACATATGAGCGGAAAAAATCAATCGACTGTCATTTACAAGTATATGAATCAGTTGATCGAAGCGGTGAGAAAGGATGCGTGACTAAATGGAAAGTCGCATTAAAATCAAAGCTACAGTACCAGAAATGAGAGAGTTTTTTGAGAAAGATAGCGGTGTGCGTTATTATGAGATTAAAGATAAGCGCTACACGCAGGCGGAATTGGACGCCATGTCTAATGAAAAATACAATAGTGAGGTGTTTACATTTTCCGTTATCTATCGGCACATGGAGTTAGAAAAACCGCTGACCGGCGCATTTACCATTGTAGGGCTGACGAAAAAGATGGATGCGCTCAGAAAAGCCAGTCATCTGCTATGAAAAATTATATTGTATCGCAAGATAGAAAGTCTGGTCTTTGGTATGCGCATATGAGAGGATACCAGCATGTTCCCGTCTCTGGTAGCTTTTCTGAAAAGCGCCGCGATGCAGCCGAGTATGCGAAAATGTATAACGGACTTCCGCATAGGGTGGAAGAGATCGAGCGGAAAAGAAGAGAAGCGTTTGAGAAAGAAATGGAAAAAGCCTGAGAATTTCTCAGGCTTTTTTTGTTGCTTGGTAAGCAAAATCAAGTTTTTATCGGTAGTTATAGTGTGGAGGCAAAGCGCCGCTTGAAATCGACATGCTGGCGTTCAAAGCAAGAGCAGATATCAGATCGTAGGCCGGTTTTCTTTCGATTGAAAAAACGGTTTAGTGTGTTTGTGATTTGTTTTTGGCTTGCCTCTGCAACGAAAAACTGTTCGGATTCATAGCCGCTTTTCGTTATGTAGTTGATCTGAAAAACGATGATCGGCTTGCTACGTGATGTTTTCAGCCCGATATATGTATGGCAGTCGGAAATGATGTTTCCAAAGGTGTCTGAATGAGTCGCTTGCATTTTCTGCATCTCTTTAACGGTGTAGCAGGTTTCCAGTGCGTCGTTGATGATGTATTGCTGGATGACCTGTGGAAGATCGCCGGTATACGGAAGCAGAATCTTGTCATGGTATGCGCTGATGAATTGGATGTCGCGGAAAGAGATTTGCAAAGCTGCTTTTAACGGGCGAATGCGGAGAGCGAGATCGCATTTTGTATTGTTATTCATTTGTTGTACGCTCCTTTCATGCTCTAATAATAGCATAAAAGCGGCGAAAACTCAAGCAAAATGCACATTTTTGAGATGATTTCGTGCAATTTATTGTATATTTTGCACAATGAGCATCGGTGAATAAAATTCAGAGTTTTATACATGAACAGCAGCTACAAATGTTGAAAGGTCTGGAGGAAGATACTAAATGACTTCGTTTGATGGAGATAAAAAGATCGAAACGAAATATACTGCGGAATTTGTCACGGATAAAAAGGACTATGCCTATATTATCGGTGGTCGTTATAACGATGGCGAGCCGTGGGAGAAATATCAGAAAAAAGAGTTTGATGACCTGGACAAAGCGCTGGAGTTTTATATGCGCGGTCTTGTGGATGATTCCTTTTTAGATATCAAGCTTTTTGAGCAGATTTTTGTAGACGGCGTTTGTCAAAGAGAGTCGTTTATCGAGCCGCCGAATACACTGCGCTTCTATCTCCGTACAACGGTCAATAAAGAGTTGGAGAAAGAAATCCGCTCTTTGCGCGAGAAAAATGAGCGATTGAATGAGGTCGGAGAGCTGATGCGCGAGTTTGTTCGTATGTATCACATGGAAAATCATCTTAATGAGTTTATCAAAGAAAAATCAAAAATTTAGTAAGCAACCGCTCCATTTGGAGGGTAGTTGTAATAGGGAAACCTAAAAATTAAAGGAGGATTCAAAAATGTCTGTCAATCTCAACAAGTCTGGTCTCGGTAAGTTTGCTGGTATGCGCGGTACGATTTTCAAGTCGGAGATCGCCGCTGCCAAGCCCAGCAAGCAGATCGTCGGCAAGGGTATCGGCAAGGGCTGCAACTATCCGATGGATTCCGATGCGGAGTTTGAGAAGCGCCTGCGCCGCTATGAGCGCAAGAAGCAGGCCGAGGAAGCTGCTGCCGCTGCTTCGGCGGCCAGTACGATGGAGGCGTGAGATATGTTTAATGGCAAGCCTGTCTGGAAGCAGGACAATTTCACATATGAAGCTGTAAAGGTTGGTGACTATGTGGAGCAGGCAATCGTAGATGCTGCAATGGATTGTGTGCCGCCCGCTTGTATGCGGGCAGACTGCTCCCAGATGGGCGAGCCTTATTCTGCCAGGATGGATGAAAAGACCGGCAGATGGAGAGACACTTACGAAACTTTCCGTAAGGTCGGTGGAGAGTGGCCTAATGGCATTTGGGAGTATTGCGGTCACTGTTTCAGAGGTGAAACGGTTGAGCGTGGAATCGAGCCGTATCATATCTGAGATGAGAGGTGTATGTATGAATGATATCGAAAAGATCAATGTAGCTCCCAATAGTTATTTCCAGCGTATTGTAAAGCCGTGTTTGCTGGATTTGCGCAAGCGCAAGGACAATGCAAAGACGGATATGGAGCGCGGATATTACGAAGATCGCTATGTTGCACAAGCGAAAGACTTCGCGGAGGCGCTACATATTTCTGCGGAGGCGCTGGATGAATTGATCGGAGGTGTTTGAAATGAAGAAGATCATCGGCTAAAAGCGGCGCAGTTTTGGACTGGTGTCTGCGAAATCAAAAACCATACCCCATTTTTTTCATTTTATGAGTAAGCAAAACTCAGCTTTTGAGGGTAGATATAATAGGAGGTGTTTTCAATGAAAACTTGTAAGATTTGTGGTCGATCTTTTGACGATGAGAACTGTGTGGGCGTTGTTGTCAACGAAGGTACGGATAACGAATATTTTGTTTGCGAGGATTGTGTTCCGGATGAATGCAACAATGGGCATATTATTTCCTGTGAAAATTGTGGTTCGTATTTTACTCCTGATAGGCTGCACGATGAGCATATTGGGGGCTTTACTTTTACCGAATGTCCGGCCTGCGGGAAAGATATAGTGGAATGTGTATCACGAGAAGAGTTTGAGGAAGAGCATTTTCTTTCTAAATATTCCGTCATTGTTAGAATGGGCAATTATTCCCGTGGATATGTAATTTCTGCGCAGAATCCCACTGACATGATAAAAAAGTTGATGCGTCGTACTGAGCTTTGCTCCGCCGCTGAGATCTCATATTCCGAAATTCTTATGGATGAGGATGTGATAAAATGAGCGCTTTTACACTGAGAAATAAAATCGAAGAGTCAAAAGCAATGTATTTAGAGCGTTGTGGAAAGCTTGATTGGCAGTGGACGGACGAGGGACTTCCTTATGCAATCATGGACTATCATAGCTGCGTCGGTTCGATTTTGGATTTCACAGATGATGACTGGCAGGCCGCTGAGGAAAATGGATTTTCTCGTGAGGAAGTCATTACTTTATGCGAAGATCGTGAGGATGAATAAATGACAGAAAAAGATATTGTGAATGTGCTGTATCGTGACGGATATCACGCTGCGGCAAAGCTAATCGAAAAGAAGTCTGAGACAATCGAAAGCAGAAAATCTCTGATACTGTGGAAAGATGATTTTACCAGTGAAAACAAGTGGAAATCACTTTGTGTGGCTCTTGATGTTCCGGAAGATACAGTCACGCTGGAGCTGAAATGCAATGTTGTAGCAGTATTTCCATATAAAAAATAATTTCAACGGCTGGTAGGCAAAGCCGAAATTTTAGGGGTAGATATAATAGAAAGCCCAAAACAATCATCACAAATTACTTTCTACTTTAAGGAGGATTCAAAAATGGCAGCAAATGTCGAAACTATGTTCTATGTGCGTGAAAAGCCCTGGCACGGTCTGGGTGTTGAGGTTCAGGAAGCGTTGAATAGCGCTGATGCGCTGAAAATGGCTGGTCTTGATTGGGAGGTCAAGCAGAGAAACATTCAGGTATGTGGCGGTGCAAAGATCGAGAATTACAAGGCGAATGTTCGTAGCACAGACGGTCGTGTGCTTGGTGTTGTCTCTGACCGCTATCAGATCGTGCAGAATAAGGATGCTTTCAGCTTTACCGATGAGCTGATCGGCGGCGATGTCCGTTATGAGACCGCTGGTAGCTTGCAGAATGGCAAGAAGATTTGGCTGCTGGCAAAGATGCCTGAGCGCGAGGTCGTTGGCGATAAGGTCGAGCCGTATCTTTGCTTCTCGAATACGCACGACGGGAGCGGTTCTATCCGTGTCTGCATGACTCCGATTCGTGTTGTCTGCAACAATACTTTGAATCTTGCGCTGAATAGCGCGAAGCGTCAGTGGGCAACAAAGCATGTCGGCAATATCGACGAGAAGATGCAAGAAGCGCGTATGTGTCTCCAGCTTGCGGATGCCTACATGGATGAGCTGGCTGTTTGCGCAGATCGCCTTGCAAATACGACAATCACCGATGAACAGCTTGATAAGCTTCTGGATGAGATGTTCCCTGTTGACGATGACGATACCGAGCGCAAGAAGAACAGCGTGAAAAAGGCAAAGGACGAGTTTATGATCTGCTATTTCCGTCCGGATATCATGAAGTTCCTTAACACTGGTTGGGGCGTTGTGAATGCTATGAGCGATATGATTTCTCATTCTGCCCCGCGCCGTCAGACTGGCAGCTACCGTGAAAACAACTGGAACAGAATCATGGACGGGCACAAGATGCTCGACCGCATGACAGAGCTTGTTTGCGCACGATAAACAGTGATTGAGAGCCGCCCGAATGGGCGGCTCTTTTCGTAGAGAGGTGTAACATGGAAGAAAATCGCGTTGTCTGGTTCAAAACACATTTAGATGCAATTCCGGATAGCTGCAAAGATTGCGCCTGTCACTGGTGCTATCTTCCGTTGAAAAAGCGGAAGTGGGGCTATTCTGATGAGTTGAAAAAGAAATACTTGACTCAGCGGCACGAAGATTGTCCGCTGCATTTGGAGGTTATGAAATGAAGCTTTTCCTTTTGATTCATGAACAGGATACGGATGCCGCTTGGGGTTCGTCTGTCGATCTTTTCTCGACGCTGGAAGCGGCGCAGGCCAAGATGAAAACGGTTTATGAGAAGACAGTCGAAAGTTGGGATTTCGATATTGAAAATCAAACGGACGATTATTGCTGCGAGTTTTCCGATATGGATGCCTCTATTCGAGACGGTTCTGATGTTGAGGTGTGGCGTATCGAAGAAAAAGAGCTTGATGTCAATATCGCTGTCAAGGTTCATGGCGGGATGGTGCAAGAGGTGTATTCCGATGCTGATGTCGGTGTCGAGGTTTATGATCTTGACTCTTCTGATTTTGCGGAGGAAAGCGAGCTGACCGAAACGGAGCAGCGTGAGCGCGAGCTTGACGAGCAGATTGCTCAGCCTGGTTGGAGAGCTGTATGGTAAAACTGTCCTGATGAGTCTTTGGAAAGTAAGACGAAACTGCCCTATTGGGCAGTCGGCAGAAAAAAACTATATTCTGGTGGGCAAAAGCCTATTTGAATGGGTAGATATAATAGGAGGCGATAATATGTCGATGCCAAATTTTAATACGATGAGAAATTTTCCTCTCTATGTGAGAGATTTCGTTTCTGAGGTGGATTATTGTCCAGCTTGCAATACATATGGAGAAGATGGTGTATGCCCGATTTGTGGCGCAGCCACGGAGCGGAAAGTATATCTGGATGAGGTAGCAGCATTTGAGTTCGCGGAAGAGATGGAGACGCGGTTGAGTGATGCAAATGCAAAGCTTGAATTTCATTCTATTTCAACTGTTGGCGGAAAATATTATGGGGTTCAGTTCTATGTGGAGGAAAAGCATGACCCGAATGAGTATGATAATGACGATTGCCATTATTATTTCGATGTATGCCGTAGTGTAGCAATTCGTCGGTATAACAGTGAGATCAATAAGATCAATCGAATTTTGAAAATGCTTGCGAAAGAATATGGGTTTGATGAGGTCTATTGTTCCGCTGTATTTGGAAACGGTGAAGCGATTTACACAAAGGTGGAAAATACACAGCGAGCGCGTATTGTTCGCGCCATAAAAGAAATTGCGTGATGGAGGGATTACGATGAAATCAAAATGCTTGACTTATACCGTGGAGCTTACACGAGAAGAAATAGACACTGTAACGACAGCGTTAAATAGCGAGTACAAATTCTTGAAAGAAAAATATGCAAATGCGCGTCAACAGAATGCTGCGGAAGTATATGAACGCATGGATGAGGCGCGTACTTTGCGGAATGATTTTGCAAGGCTCATCGGTGTGACTTTTATGGGCGAAGATGCCTAAACGATTCTTGAAGAAAAACGGAAATGATGATATAATGCGGAGGTAACATGAACGGAAACAAGGTGATTCGAGTGACTTTTGGTGAACGGGTTGAGCAGGCCAAGAAAAAAGCTGAGGAAGAATATCAGGAGAAGCTGGAGCGCTCAAAGCAGTCTGATGTTGATGTAAGAGATTTTTTTGATGATGAAGAGCTTGACCGCATTCTTTCGGATAACGAGTTTTTCAATGGAAGAGTTGCCGATCTGTCTAAAATGCAGCGGTATGAAAAGCTGAAGCTTGCAGCTCGATGGATGAACGATCATAGCATGGAGGTCGTTTGTGTTGACATTGACAAGCCGTCTCAGTCCAGACCGAATGTGGTTGTTTCGATGGAGCTACGACGTCTCTCTTCCCTTCGCGGACGCGAGTTAAAAATCTTTTCTGCAATGAATGCACTGGCAGACACCGTATTTTTGAGCGGTCTGAAAGATGAAGCTATTCGTTTCAGCTTTGGAATTGAAAGCCTCTGGCAGTAAGGAGAAATATATGAAAGTCCTATATCCGTGGAAAATGATTGGCAGATATGCTGATGATGAAGAGATCGAGGTCGGCGGCTTTGACGAAGAAGATTGCATGACACGTCTGATTTCCATGATAGATAAGCATGGCGATTTAGTCTGGTATTCCGGTGTTTCTGACGAGGATTATGTAGCTGGTGAGTATATCGGACGAGAAAACTTCATCTACGATTAACTGAATATAACGACGAAAGACGCTGGAAAAACCAGCGTCTTTTTTTTGCACTTTGGTAAGCAAATAGAATTTTTACAAGGTAGTTGTAGTGAGAGAACAACACAACGAGAAAGGATGATTTTGATGACAGTCAATTACGATAAGTCCTATTTGCCTGCGGGCTATGAAAGGTTCGTGTCTCGCGGATGCGCCGCTGAGGACATTTACCACCTGCGTTTCAACTTCTGCTACACGGACGCACAGAGAGATGAAAACAGGCGCGAGCATGACACACTTCCGGAGGACGCTTGGCGCGAGCGGCACAGACAGGCTTGTGAAACCAACAACACCTTCATGCACAAGGTCATGGCGACCATCGCACAGCAATTTATCTGCTATCAGTACGACAAAGAGCAGGAGCGCAAGATCAACTATGACAGCAATCAGTGGGATTTGTTCTTCTGGTGCAGCCATTGGACGAAAGAGAGCGGCTTGACCGGTCGCGACTATACCTACTTCACCCTCGGCATGAATAAGGCGAATACGGTGGAGCAAAACGCAGAGCTTTGCAAGGAGCTGTTGGAGTTGCTGGAAAGAGCTTTCGGCGACAGCGAAAACCTTGATGTCGCGATTCAGTATTGTCTCCGCTGGGATGAGGAGAGGCTGGCAAACGATGCCAAGCTCGCCGCGAAAAAGCTCGTGGGAAAGCGCGTGTCCTTTTACGGCATGGATGGACGGCTGGTGGAGTCAAACGGCAAGGTCTATTTTATGAAAAAATATGCAAAAAGCAAGGGCTGTCTGGTTGACGATTCTGATTTGATTCGTTTTGCGGATGAGCTGGAAGAAACGGAGGCTTTACAATGAGATATTTTAGTACGCAGCGCCCGCTTACTCCTGGCGCTTTTCCAAAGCCGTCCGATAACAAGGTGATTGCGGTTGAAAACTTTGACACATACGATGGGCGGATGTTTTGTCCTGCGGTCGGTCGGCTGGCATATGGATATGTTGACTATGAAAAGCCTCTGACGGCAGAACAGTCAGCCGATTATGAGCTGATTCCGCAGAAGTTCCCACAGTATGTTAAGACATATGATGGATATATTGGCGTTCTGGTTGGCTTAGAATACGGGGAATTTCCAATCTATCGTTTCCCAGGCGGCGAGCGGGTTGCAGATCGGTACGAGATTGAGACTGGCAGCAACGCCCGCTCCGATCTTGAATGAAAACATAGGAGGTATGAACATTGGCTGTACTGTGTTTTGTTTTTCTGGTAGTCAAGCTGACTTATGATGGTTGTAAAACGGCGTATGCAAAATGGTACGCGGAAAACTGTAACCCGTACCGTGCATATCGTCAGGCAGTGAATGAGAACAGATGATGGAGGTCATATATGAGCTTACTTGATAAGTTTAACAGTATTGAGGTAAAGGCGGATACTCGTATTTCGGAGTGTGATCGTGAGTTTTGCATGGCCTATCATGAGGCTTATGTCAAAGGTCGCGCTGCATTGAAGTCCTTGCGTCAGTCAGTTGAGGAATATTTGAATGAGCAGCAGTCGATCATCTCTCGCGTTGTTCCAAAAGATGAGATGTACGACAGGTCGTTTTTTCTTGGGGACAGCGTACATGTCCATGATATCACAAGCCGTTTGCGTAACGCACATCATGTTCTCATTAGCGTCCTTGTTTCCTACTTTGAGAGAACATATAAGGTTTCGTTGGAGGCAAGCAAAATTGAAGAAGTTCTTCTTCCGAAAGAGCCAGATCGTTATGCGTCGCTCAGCAGTGCTGAATACAAAGAATATTATGATGCTGTGGAAAACACGGAATTGAAGTACGAAGACATTCTCGACCAAATTTTCATTCAGCTTGGCGGTTTTTCGTTCCAGGAAAAGGCACTGAACGAGCTGAAGCAGAAAGCTCACGATGCTGCATGGAACAAATATTACGGGAACAAGTGTTATGAACAGAAAAAGGCTGTCATTTCCTTTTCTCACTATGCTTGTAGCTTTGATAGCTGGCATGAAGAGTATTATCACGGTGAGCATGAGATTCAGCTTACTGACGGAATGAAAAATGTCGTTCGCGCTCTTGCATATTTTGAGTGCGGCACTGCGGATAACATTCCTTGGATGCTCAATACTCTGCTTGGATATCAGTGGAAAACTTACAACACGGAAATGCAGCTTGGATTGGAAAAGCTGAAGAGTATCAAGTGTTTCAAAAACGGTCGCGTGGATGTTCGCTTTACCAGCGAGGCATTCGCCCGTGAGTTTGCAGAGACGTTTCTTGGAAATGAACTTTGATGGAGGTACGTTATGACAAAGCAAGAACGGCTTATTGTATCGGCTTATACCGGTGTGTTGATGTGTGATTTTTCGGAGTTTCAGATTTATGTGGAACAGCTCTTACAGCGACCAGTTTTCACACATGAGCTTGCAATGGCAGATGTATGGCAAGAGATCAAGGAAAAATCTAAACCGGCGTTTCTGGCTCTATGTCGGGATGAATAGGAGGCATATATGGGAAAGTGCATTACAAGTTGTGGGAAGGACAAAGCTCGTTGCTGTACAGATGATTGTTTTCTTCGTGTTACAGAAGGTAGCCGCCTGAGAGATTTGAAGTACAACAATATTGCGTGTTTCTGTAGCGGATTGTCCATCTATGATGACGGAAAAGAGGTTGCCTGCGGTTTTATTGGAGAGGTTCTTCGTTCCGTTGCACATCTGGCGGATCGTGAGGTCGAGAGCTGCAACACATTTTTCGATATGTTTGTGATTCGCCTTAAAAAGAAGTAAGCAAATCAATATACCAGTGGGTAGTTATAGTGTATTGGAGGTGTAGCATGAAATACAAATATTTAGGCCAGTCGATTCCGCAAGATAGCCGCCGTGAATTAAATAATAAGATTCTTTATCTTGTAGATAACGATTTGGTTGAGTCTTCCGGTATTACCTGCGAGGATATCTATAACGCTTACACTGGCGATGGTGGATTGCACGGTCTGCGCTATTCTGATTACAACAGCTATTCCGAATACTCCAGCGCAAAGAAAGAAATTGAAAACGGTCAATTTTTCACACCGGATAGCGTGTGCAAGTTTATCATGGATTGTCTCTCGTTGAGCAATCAGGATGTTTTTGCAGATCTGACATGTGGGATGGGCAATTTTTTCAATTACGCACCGATGGAGGCAAACGCTTATGGTTGCGAATTGGATGCGAAAGCTTATAAGGTTGCACATTATCTATATCCAAAAGCAAATTTGACCTGTGGAGATATTCGCAGTTATGAACCTGGTATCAAGCTGGACTATGTTATTGGGAATCCTCCTTTCAATCTTCGTTGGTGGGTGGATGGCGCACAGATTCTTTCTCAGCTTTACTATTGCCAGAAAGCCGCAGCTTTGCTAAAGCCTATGGGCATTATGGCGCTTGTTGTGCCGAAGTCATTTCTTGCGGATGATTTTAGTGATAGCGGATTGATTAAGGAGATGGAAAAGCATTTTAGTTTCCTTGGTCAGTTTATGCTTCGCGCAGATACTTTCGCATCAATGGGAGTTGCCGATTATGAGACAAAGGTGCAATTTTGGCAGCGTAATAGTGATATGGATAGCTGGAAACGGAATCCGTACTCCACAGAGATGACAATGCAAGTGGATTGTATGAACGCAGCTATGGTCAGAAAGGTTCGTGAACAGATCGTAGCGGATGCTCAGGCGGTATTCGTGAAAAATCGTTCGCACATTTTACTGGAACTCGCAAGAGATCATGATTCATCTGCTGAGTTTTTGTACAATGTGAAGAAATACCTATACGCAATTAAAACGCACCCAAATCTCAAAGAAAAATACACGAAATGCTGTGAATATCTCAATCGTTACTATACGGAGAAACAGCCTGAAAGTATGTCTTATGAAGAGTGGTGTCGCGTCCGCTTGACTGAGGCAAAAGTATTGGCTTATTTACGGAATGTCGTAAAGTATCAGCACCCCGCTCAGTACGAGGATAAAATTTGTCTTGTAAAACGAGACTATGATCTTGTGTATAAGGCATATAGCCCCAAAATGGCGCGTCAATTATCGGATGAGATGAAAACGCCTACTCCGATTTATGATATTGCCATCAGTGAAGAAGATACAGAGCGATATGGAAGATACGCTCGGCTTTTGCGTCGCAAACAGCACGAATACAGTATTGAACAGCAAAAGTTTTCTGAAATGATTGAAGATACTGACATTAAGTCGTGGCTGGATGGTTTTGTTCTGCATGATGAAGAAAATGAAGAAGATATTATGCTGAACAATTTGCAAAAACACGACATCAATCTTGTTCTACAAAAGCGATATGCTCTTTTGCAGTGGGAACAGGGCTGCGGTAAGACTCTTGCCGGTATTGCTATTGGGCGTTATAGGATGGAACAGAAGAATGCGTTTTGCACGTTTGTTGTCTCTTCTGCAATCTCGATCAAGAACACCTGGGATGTCATGCTCCCTAATTTCGGAGTCAGATATGTTATGGTGAACAAGCTCGTTGATCTTGACAAGGTGCAGCGTGGAGATTTTGTCCTTATTACGCTGAACAAGCTTGGCAAATATCGTAAACAAGTAAAGCGCTGGGTGAGGATTCATAATCAAAATGTCGCACTTTGCTTTGATGAGAGCGATGAGATGACGAATCCATCCAGTTTACGCACGAAGTCTGTTCTGGACTGCTTTCGACACTGCCGTTTTAAGCTTGAGATGACCGGTACAAGTACACGGAATAATATCAGCGAGTTTGCGCCGCAGTTGGAATTGGCCTATAACAATTCGTTCAACATGATTTCCTGGTGCAATACAATCTATCATTATGATCGAGCCAGCAAGAAAGACGGCGTTGAAGAAGGTCTCCATGTATATGGGAATCCGTATTATGGACAGCCTATCCCCGCATATCACAAGGGGTATAACCTTTTTGCAGATTCTCACCTTCCGGAAAAGATCACGGTCTTTGGCGTTGGACAGAGAACACAGGATATTTATAATGCGGACGAACTGGATAACATTCTTTCCAGATTTGTGATTACACGGACGCTGGAAGAAATCTCAGGCAGAGATATCAAGCGTATCCACCAAGTCCCCGTTCGTTTTACGGAAAGCGAACGCGCGGTTTATACCAAAGCGATTGAAGAGTTTCATGTCATGCGTGGTAATTATTTTGCTTCGACTGGAAATTCTCGCAAGGATTCCATGATGCGGCTTATTCAGCAAATTACGCTATTGCTCAGAATCAGCGCAGCCCCTAATACAATTCGTGAGTATGACGGAGGTTTGCCGACGAAAATTGCAAAAGTGATTGAAATGCTGCAGAGCATGAGCGGTGAGATCGTAGCAATCGGTGTACGGCACAAGGTTGTTGTTGATGCTTATGCAAAGGCAATTCGAGAGATCATGCCAGACAGACCTCTGTTTGTTGTTACGGGATCTACCACGACGCTTGCAAAGCGTAGAGCATTGCGTAAGACCTTAAAAGAAAGCAAGGATGGAATCTTACTTTGTACACAGCAAAGCTTGCCAAGTTCTGTGAGCTTTGAATATGTGGATAAGGTAATAATTCCGGAGCTGCACTACAACAATTCTCGGATGAGCCAGTTTTATATGCGTTTTATTCGCTTTACTTCTAAGCGGATGAAGGATATCTATTTTGTTACCTATCTTGGTAGCATTGAGTCGAACCAGATGCAGATGGTGCTTGCCAAGGAAAAGATCAATATGTTCATGCGAGGGAAAGATACCGACTTGGATGAAATCTATAATCGGTTTGGTGTGGACTATAATCTTCTGTCTGCTCTGATGTCACGCGAGATGGATGAGAACGGGAAATTCCATATCAGGTGGGGCGAACAAGAAATTGCATGATGTGGTAAGCAAACGCAATATCTTGTGGGTAAATATATCAGAGGACACAAAAAGTCTTTTATCTTAGCAAAGGAGTTAGCAAATCAATATTGGAGGTGTCATATGAGCTACTCTTTCATCCATCGCGGAGGGCATATTGAAGTTGTTGACGCTATGGGACGATTTGTTTTGTCGGCAGATACAATAGCGGAAGCGCATAAGGAGTTGGCAAAAGAGCTGGAAGCGTCAAGAAAGATCGAATAAAATAAGCCTCCCCGTTTCGGGGAGGCGGAAAGAGAGCATATATGGAAGAGACTTTCGTAAGAATGCGCAAAGCAAATGGTGTAACGCAGCGAATGAAAGAATTCTGGACAGTTTTTGTGAAGGATGGAAAATATGTGATATCAGCCAATGGACAACCAATTTGTCATGGCACTGTTCAACTCGGACAGACATGCGAAGCCATTCTTCGTGAGTGTTGCGGCGGAGTTTTCAGTAGGGTTAGTTAGCAATTCTCTTCTGAAGATATACACGGCGCATGTCATTCTCCCAGGCGGTTTTTCTGTGATATCTTGTCCATTTCACATATTCAGACCAGCGGTGTTCAGATGCTTCTTTGGATAGGCCAAATACGCGCTTGATATCTGATGGAGATTCGATTCTGAGTATCTCATACAGCGGCATAGGGCAAAGTAATGTGGCGGCAAATTGATCTGCCTCCGATTCAAACTCCGGAGCAGTAAGGTTGTTAAAACCGTTTTCTGCAAGCATTGGTTCTGCGACCAGCGGAAGGTGCTTTAGGATGACATGTCCAAGTTCATGTGCTTTTGTCCATAATCTTCTCCCATCAACATTGTTATCGGCGCAATCTTCATTCCACAAGATAAGATAACGGTCATTTGCAATGTCATAGTGCGTACAGCCAGATTTACTTTCACACAGAATGATTACATCCCGAACGGTACACTGGTTGATTGTAGCAAACTCCTGATAGGTCAGCGCTCTACAGTTTGGCAATTGTGCAAGGATATCGTAGGTGCAGATTGGGAATGAGATGCTGTCCATTCCCCTATACACTTGCAATACTTGATTGTATATGTAAGGATATCTAATCACGGATATATACCTCCAGTGGGATGTAGTATATCATATTCGGTGTCCAATAAAGCGGACTAATTCTCGTCCTTAAAGGCATATTCAAAGCCAAGACGGATCATCTTCATCATTTTTTCACGATCTTGTGCTGACATTTTTGATTTTGCTCGCTGCAAGGATACAAAATCATCATCCGATAACAGTTCTTCCGCAGATGACGGAATGTCTGATAGTCCAATTAAGTAATCAGATGAAACGCCAAAGTATTTTGCGATGATCTTAACCTTATCAATAGACGGTGAAGTGTTTGTTTTCCATTTGCGGATTAAGGATGTCCCGATTCCGAGATCTTCTTCCAATTTTGCCATAGTGATCCCACGCTCAGCGCAAAGCTCCTTTATTCTAAGATACAAAATTGATTCCATATGGTTGTCCTCCAATGCAGATAATATTTTCACGCTTTTCTATTGACAGCGATAAGATATTCTGCTATACTGCGTAGTGTCGATAAGATATTATCGCTATGGTTGAAATTATAGACCATATTTTCGCGGCTGTCAACATGATAATCAATATTGGAGGGTGTGTATCAGGATGAATGTATTAAACGGTTCAGAGCAGTATGAGATGAGAGCAGAAGATTTTGGTATGGAGAGCGCACAGTCCGATAAGATCGTCCTCCCGTATCTTGGGATGTTATGGGGAGATTTTCTTTTGGATATTATGAACACCGTATCTCGAAAGATGACGCTTCATCATGACGCATTGTATGAGCAGCTTGTAAAACAAGTTTCTGCTGGATTCTCTTTTAATGTTCAGCCGGCGCAAATTCGTATCATTGCCTATGTTGATGTATTCCCGTTTGACGGAACATCGTTTCGTGATCGAGTTTTTGTTCAGGCCAGTAATGATGAGATCGCCTCGGTGTTGGACAGGTTTTTTCAATGTGGTTGTTGTGGATTAGATGATGACTATTCTACATATTATCACGAAAAATATATGGCGTGGCGCGAAGCAAAAAAAATGAAACTTATTTAGCAATTTCCTATTGACAAACGGCTTCCGCTACGCTATACTATCACTTGTAAGGAGCAAGTTAAACAACTTATAATTTGAATAGGAGGGTGGCGCGTGGATAACAGTAGTTACCGTAGCCAGTATATTGCCTCTGATACTGCGAAAGTGTCTGAACAGTCCGCAAATGCGGTAATTGCATTTTGGAGGCGTGTCGCAAAGGCAGAAGGTGAAATAGGAAAGAATCTGGAAGATGGGTATTCAAAAGCAGAATACATCGAGCTGATCTCGAAGTTGAATATCACAAGCCCCAATGTCCTGCTTCCTACAAAAAGCCGAATCGGAAAGTATTTGAAGTGGCTGCGAGAAAAAGGTGTTCTTGAAAAAGAGTATGTCGATAATCTTTACGCCATTCGATACAATGCGATTAACGCAAATCATGTTTACGACAGCAAGTATTTTAAGGATTTTGAGTCGTTACAATCTGCGATTGAATCTACCTTGTGGGCTGCTGAGAAAGTTGATGATGGCGTCTTTGCTCTTCAAATCTCCGCAATTTACTTTGCGTGGCTTGGTTTACACATCGAAGAGGCACTTCAAATCAAGAAAGATGATATTAAAGATGATTGTGTAAAAATCGGAGATCGAACCATCATTCCAAACAGTACGATTATGGCGTATCTTTGTGATTACCGTGATGCGGTTGACTACGAGTCTCAGGCAAAGGGTGTCATTCGTTTGAAGTATACAAACTCCGAATGGCTGTTTCGCACCGCCCGCTCGACGCATGTGGATGTACCTAAGGTAATGAGGATCTTCATTCGTAACTTCGGTTTGGCCGGCAATGAAGAAGCAAATATCTTTAATTATGATAAGGTGTACTGGTCTGGCATATTCAGCCGTGCGTATGAATATGAGCAGGAAAACGGTGAAATTGAGGCTGGCAACATCCCACTTCTTGAAAATTTGTTTAATGAAAAGTATCCATCTGTTTCTGTAGCGCATAAGCGTTTGCATGAATATCAAGGTTTCAAGCAGCATTTCTTTTCTGATAGCGCCTCCAACGAGGAAGCTTAAAAGGCGAAAAGCCTTTTAGGTTTTACATAGGAATTAGCTAAACAAGATATGTCCGAATAGTTTCCGGTGAAACGCAGTTGAGAGCAGGTTCAACTCCTGAGCGGATAAAAAGCTAATCTTATGAACGAGAGAGGGGTGATGCGATTGGTTGGGTGTCAGTATTGCAAGAAAGCTCGTGCTTTCTGGGCTTACGATAGCCACGGAAGTCCTCACGGAAGCTATCAGAACGCACATATTGAGGTTGGAACGAATATCTTCCATGATACCGCTGGGCGGCAAATGCGCATTCGTTACTGTCCTATGTGCGGAAGATTTCTGCTGGATACCTCAGATGCGGGGGGTAACACAAGTGTTGTTTCCATTTTTGCAGCCCCGAAATCGTCTCGCCGTATCCTAACTTAAATTAAGGAGTGTATGAAATGGCTAACAAGCGAAACGACAGCGGTTACTTCTGGGTTGATAAGGCTTTGACCTGTAACGGCTGTAAGTTCCTCAACTTTTACAAGTGTGGTTGCCGACGCAACCAAGAGCCTGGAAAGGTTCGTCCGCTTTCGTCCTATACCAATGGCGATGATTATGTCGCGGTTCTCAAGCCTACGGACTGCGATTATCAGAAAGAGCAGAAGCCGCAGGTTAAGGATGATAAGGAGAATGAGTAATGCCCATATTTGTTCTCCTTGTGTTTGTGGGTGCAGCTCTTTTGTGGCTGCTACTATCCTTTGGCTTTATCCCTATCGGTAAGTTGTCCAACAGACTTCTGAAAGATGCTTCCGATGCAATGTCAAAGGATGAAAAAGATGAAAAAATTGAAGATAAGGAAGAAAAATAACCTATGAGAAAGAATGGTTTTGTTGGTGCTATCGTTTTGGCGATCATCATTTTTGGCGGCGTGATTCTCGGTTTTAGCTGTACATCGCGTGTCCCTACCGGTTATGTCGGAGTCGTTTATAATATGAACGGCGGCGTTGATGGTGAGGTTCTGAGTCAGGGCTGGCATCTTGTAGCGCCTACAAAGAAAGTAACCACCTATTCTATCGGTTTGGAGCAGTCCTACCTTACAAGCGAGGAAAAGGGTGACTCTCCGAACGATGAGAGCTTTTCCATTCCGACGTCCGATGGCAAGACTGTTCGTGTAAATCTTGAGTTCTCTTACAGATTTGACGAAGAGCGTGTTGCTGAAACATTTACGACTTTCAAGGGCAAGTCTGGAGAACAGATTAAGGATACATTTATTAAGCCTAAGATTATTGCGTGGACGCAGGAGGTTTCTGCAAATTACCCCGTCACTGACATCTTTGGCGATAAGCGTACTGAAATCAATGCTGAGTTGGACACCTATTTGCGTGATAAGTTCGATAAGTACGGCATTATTATCGACACAGTAAACTTCACTGATATCAGTGTAGATGATGAAACCGCCGCCGCAATTCAGAAGAAGGTCACTGCGCAGCAGGAACTTGAACTGGCTAATATCGAGGCTCAGACTGCCAAGGTTCAGGCCGAAAAGGATCGTCAGGTTGCTGAAATCAACGCTGAGAAGCAGATCATTGATGCAAATGCGAAGGCTGAGGTAACGCGCATTGAAGCAGAAGCAGAAGCTCAGGCAAACCGTGAGATTGCCGCATCCCTCACCCCAAATCTGATTGAGAAGATCAAGTACGAGCGCTGGAATGGTGAGCTTCCTACCGTATCTGGTTCTGGAGCAATCGTCAGTATTGACGGCGTTGACTGATCGGAGGATATGAATGAAAAATAAGGTTCGTGATATCCTTGCGGATAAGAAAGTGAAGCTGCAAGAATTGACTGCACAGGCAGAAGCGGCGGTTGATCTTGTAACGAGAACAATTTCTGGTTTGGAGCTTGTCAACCAAGAAATTGATGACACGGTTGCAGAAATTGACAAGTATTCTGCTGAGCTTGCGTGTACGCGAGTGGAGCTTAGCAAGAATCGTACACACAATGCTGCGATCATTGCAAATTTTGCAAAACTTCTGGAAGTTCCGGAAACAGAAAGTCAGCCAGTAGCCTAATAGCTACTTGTAACGACGCGAACAGCAATTTTCTTACATATATTTGGGTTATATCGTACATGCGTCGTGTGAAATAAAACTTGGAGGAATAACATCGTGAAGCTGAAGTTCAATGTTGGTGATCGTGTTTTTGATAAGAAGTACGGTCATGGTGTGGTTCAGAGAGTTGATGCTGGAAACAGCGAGTTCCCGTATCTTATCTTCTACGAAGATGGGACGAAGATCTGGTATAAGGCAAAGGGTGTAACTCTTGCCCCTGCGGAACAGCAGGATTAAGTAAGTTAGAAAGACGCAAACAGCAATCTAACAAAATCAAACTTGAAATTTGACAGATAAGCGTCTTGTGGTGTGATATGGAGTAGTAATCCTAACTGGTAAGGAAGCAGTTTGCTAAACTACCAGTAATCGGGAACGATGTGCAGGTTCGAGTCCTGTCTACTCCGCCAACAAAAGCAAGTAGACAAAGAGAAAGTCTGTTCGCAATCGAAGCCGGCAATCATTGATTATTTTGTCCGCTTTCTTCACGGTAACTGCATGGCAGGAGTGCGAATACAAAACAGATTGGGTTCTGTTGTATGGGAGCGTGGCCTATACCTTGCTTGATATATGCTGATGTGATGGAACTGGCATACATGGGGGACTTAAAATCCCACGCCGATTGTGGATTATGGGTTCGACTCCCATCATCAGCACCAGCCGTTGTGATGATCGGCTTTCATCTCCTTCTTTGTGTGACGGTGGGACAGACCACTACTGCCGTGTAAGTGCGGCATAAATGAGGGCGTCTGGATGACAGCTTTAAGGTGTATCGAACGGCGGACACCTACAGCAATGTTCTTTAAGAAAACTGGAATTTTTCTGCTTGCGGGTTCGATTCCCGTAGCTCTCAAAGCCGTTAAATAATCTTCTCGAATTGGTGAGCAATTCACAACTTCTCTGGGAAGATGTAATAAGAAATGCAGAGGTAGCTCAGTCGGTAGAGCATCAGACAAAAAATGTGCTAAGCATTAGCACTAACAGCAATGTTAAAGGAATCCGAGTGTCGGAGGTTCGAGTCCTCCCCTCTGCGTCTATATTCGTGTGTAACATTTACGAAAGTACACCGTGGATGCGATTGGTATATGTCAGTTCGATTCTGACCGCACGAGCCTATAATGCCAGGGTAGCTCAACTGGTAGAGCGCGTAATAATGCGACTTGTTAAGCCGCTTACAGCAAATTTCTTTTGGTCTGTTAAACCCGTGGTTGCAGGTTCGATTCCTGCCCCTGGCTCAACGTGAATGACTGCTTAAACCATTCTAAACCGACACGACAAAAGGGTAGAAATGGTGACAGCTCGGAGAGACGGGCATCTATATACGGCAGTGGTGAAGCGGTAACACAGCAGCCATACAAATGCGAAAAGTGGATTTTCGCTAACAGCTATTTCACAATCCAAGCTGCCAATCGTAGGTTCGATTCCTACCTGCCGTTCCACGGGTATAGAGTTGACTTTTCCGTTCAAACAGCCCCTTATAAAGTTGGTAGTAACGGTATGAGACGCACACAGCAATTTGTAAGTAAAGTATTTGGCCTGATAAGCGGATTTCTTTTGCGTCTCGCCCCCTCCTTTAAGACACAAACAGCATCGAGTGTGAAATGGTGTCTTGAAGGCTATTTCAAGCGAAAAGAAATTAGTTAAACAATTCAAGGAGGAAGTAGGTATGAGTGGTTTTATGTCTGCTATGAAAAGCACTTTGAACGATGAGTTCAATGTTTCTGTTACTGAGAACGGTGCTATTGGCTATCGCACTACTGGCAAGGAACTGTTGGATCTCAACTTTGCCGTTGCATCTCTTCGTAAGGCATCTCCGAGCGATATTGCAAATCGTTTCGTCAGAGCGTTTTTCGAGGATAAGATCACGGCAATGAAATGGCTGTTCTTTGCGCGTGATGTTCGTGGAGGTCTTGGTGAACGCCGTTTGTTCCGCATTGTGTTTCAGCGCATGACTGAGGAAAATCCGGAATACATCATTCCGCTGCTTCCTCTCGTTCCTGAGTATGGACGCTATGATGACCTGTGGTGTTTGTTTGATACAAAGCTTGCACCTAATGTACTGAACATCATTGCGCAGCAGCTCCGCGAGGACATTCAGAACTTGAGTGATGGCAATGGTATTTCTCTTCTCGCAAAGTGGCTTCCGTCTGCGAATGCTCATTCCGCTGACGCAAAGCGTTATGCTAAGCAGATTTACAAGTTTATGGGCATTTCTGAGCGCGACTACCGTAAGGTGCTGTCCAAGCTGCGTTCTAAGCTGGATATCGTGGAGAAGAAAATGTCCGAAAAGCGTTGGGATGAGATTGCGTATGAAGCTGTCCCGTCTCGTGCAAATCTGATTTACAACTCTGCGTTCCTTCGTAACGACGAAGATCGTCGCCGTGATTTCCTATCCCGTTTGGAAAAGGGCGAAACGAAAATCAATGCGTCTACGCTTTTCCCGCATGACATTGTTGCAAAGTATAGCGATGGTTGGCGTGGTCTGAAGCCTACGGATAAGACGCTTGAAGCTCTTTGGAACGCGCTTCCCGATACCGTAAACGGATGCGGCAATACAATTGTTGTTGCGGATGGCAGCGGCAGTATGACCGTGAATGTTGGCGGCGGCAATGTTACTGCGCTGGCTGTGGCAAACGCGCTTGCAATTTATTTCGCAGAGCGTTCCTCTGGTCAGTTCAAGGATAATTACATTACATTTTCTGAGCGTCCTCAGCTCGTCGATTTGAGTAAGGGTAAGAATCTTCGTGAGAAGATTCAGATTGCGCTTAAACACAGCGAGGTAGCAAACACAAATATCGAAGCGGTGTTTGATCTTATCCTGACTACGGCAAAGAAAAACAATATGGAACAGAGCGACATTCCCGCAAACATCCTTATTATCTCCGATATGGAGTTTGACTACTGCGCAACATCGAATGGCGGAAGCCGATATACTCGTGGTAGTGTTGATTCTCGTCTGTTTGACAAGATTGCAAAGCGCTACGAGGACGCTGGGTATAAGTTACCAAGGCTTGTGTTCTGGAATGTGAATAGCCGCACGAATACTATTCCTATTAAGGAAAACGAGATGGGAGTTGCGCTTGTAAGCGGTTTTAGCCCGAACATCGCAAAGATGGTGATGAGCGGTCAAACCGATCCGTATGAGTGCTTGCTTGAAACGCTGAACTCTGATCGTTATAAGCCTATCGGTGACGCTCTGGAAAATCAGTAAAACTCCAACCCAAAAGTAAGCAAACCACGAAATAAGTGGGTAGTTAAGTAGGGCGGCGGACACCCGCCGCCCTATCATTATATCCGGAGGTTCGTTTATGGACTTGGTTACAAAATATATTATGACGCATTCTGATGGTCGCAGTCATCCTATTTGCGGTTCTGCTATTGCTGCTGCATTTTGTGTGTCGAGCGTTGAAGTGAGACGGCTTGTAAACGCCGCTCGTACAAATGGTGATCCGATTTGTTCCAGTGGGCGTGGATACTACATTGCAAAGGACAAAGATGAAATCCAGAAGACAATCGAGTCTCTACAAGGTCGCATCGCTGGCATGAGTAACGCTGTGTCCGGACTGCAGCAGTATATGGAAGGAGCGCTCTAATGCCAGATGTTGTTATGACGAATCATAGCGTGAAGCGAACAAAAGAAAGAATCGGACTAAGCAAGAAAATTGCCGATAAGAATGCGCAGAGAGCGCTTGAATACGGTATTACACACTCTGAGGCAAAGGGTGGTTTATGTCGGTATCTTGATAAGCTGTATCTGTCGAATGGTAATGCAAATAATGTTCGTGTTTATCACAGATATGTATATCTCTTTCGTGGGAACACGCTTTTGACAATCATTCCATTACCAAACAAATTCTATGCTCTGGCGGACAAACTTCAAAAACAGAAAGGCGAAGTAGAATGAGGATCGTAAAAACACATACCGGAAAAATTTATGTTGATAAGGATAAGAAACTGGAGTTTTTAACGGTTGGCGACTATGGCAAGGAAAACAATATTAAAGCAAGTTTTCTTGGTTTGAACAAAGAAATCAATGGTGTTCGACATCATGCGGTTGACCTGGCGGATAAGTGGGTTGCTACTATCAGCACTCAGAAAGGTTGCCCGATGAATTGTCAGTTTTGTGATTGTCCGAAGTATGGATTTCACGGAAATGTATCTCGTGAAGAACTGGTTTATGAAATTGAGACAATTCTTGCAAACGAACGAGTAACACATACTAATCGTTTCAATGTTCACTTTGCTCGTATGGGTGAACCTACATTCAACGATGCCGTTCTTCCGTTTGCTGAATTTGATTTGAAGTCGCTGGTGAATCGGTTCATTACGGCAGACACAATTCATCCTGTTGTTTCAACTATGCTTCCGAAAGTAAATGCCAATTTGAAGTCATTCATCATGGAATGGTGTCGCATCAAGAACAGTGTGTACAGTGGAGAAGCTGGTCTGCAATTTAGCATCAACTCGACTGATCAGGCGCAGCGTAATGAACAGTTCAACGGAAAGAGCTTATCATTATCAGAAATTTCAAGTCTCGCATCTAAGCTTCCTATGCCAGTCGGTAGAAAATACACATTGAATTTTGCGGTAACGGCTGACACGATTTTGGATGCGGTGGAGCTTGGAAAGTTGTTCGATAAGGAAAAGTTTATCGTAAAAATTACGCCGATTCACCAGACAAATGCAGCCATTAAGAATGGATTTGATGTGACCACGGAATATACCGACTACGATGTTTACCGCAAGTTTGAAGATCCGCTTGTTGCTGCTGGATGGGATGTCATTGTGTTCGTGCCGAGCGAGGAAGAAGATAGCGACCGTATTACTTGCGGAAATGCCTTAATTTCAGATAAGTGAGGTGCAGGATGTACAAGCACTACGAAAATATTACAAGAGAAGTTTTGGATACGATAAAGGCTGGAGATTTGGTTAGAGTAAACGATTGGACGTGTCCAATGCTTGTGAAAGCAGTATCTAAGAATTTCTTTGTAATGACTTGTAAGAAAGAAAAAGATACATATTACTCTGTGTGTTCAAAACTGCCGTGGAACGGTATTCGTCACAACGCTATGGTTGGCGGCATGTTCCATTGTGGATGTGATGATTGGATTTTCGGGACACCTCTTGGAATTAGACACGAAAACATCTACCAGTTTAATGATCCGGAGTTAAATAGATTGTATCTACAAGAGTTTGAGGATGGTAAAACGCACATTTCTGAACGAAATGGAGTTGCTATCTATGACTTGTATGTAGAGCGCTGTGATGACTAAGGAGGTTATGCAAGATGGTGGTAAGCCTACGCGAGATTGTGATGTCACATGAAAAGATTTATTCGCTGCTCTATTCTCCGTGTAAAATCGAGAGTGACCCGATTGAAAAGCAGATTGTAGAAATTAGTACGAAGTCTCTGCGTTGGTCGGATGATGGGACAATGTTTGTCTATGTTTGGGGTTGGCCTGGGCCGGACTTTAACAGATATTCTGCACAGACATACGGAAAAGGCTGGGCATTTACAAAACAAGAAATCATTGATGCCTGGGAGAACGAGAATAGGAAGTAGTAAATCAATCCTATGTACAGTTCATTTCTTAAAATAATTCACTGAAAAACACAGAGTTTTTCGTTGCAAGCAAGCGCAACTAACGATTGGAGTGTAATTTGCCATGCCCATTAAAACACATGAATCACAGCGAAGAATGGCTGAAATGCAGCACATGAGAGACTGCGGATTTACTTTGCAGCAAATCGGAGATCAATACGGAATAAGCCGAGAGCGAGTTCGTCAGATTGTAAATAACATTCACAAGAAAAAGCGTACTTGTGGTGTGAAAAATATCTGCTATCCAAATTTCAAAAAATGGGCGCTTGATAATGGGTATTCCACTTTAACAAAGCTGGCTAATGATATGGATATGTGTTCATCTCTTGTTAGAAGTCTTCTGATTAAGGGTGAATCCCCTACAAAGCGCTCAATTAGGAAGATAACTGAATTCACTGGAATGTCTGCGGATGAAGTGTTTTATCTACCAGATGTTGCAGCATAAAGAGCTGTAATCTCAACAAAGCCTTGGAGACCAAGTGGTTGTTTGTGTACTCGGTGTAACGCTGAGTTAGATAGAGAGTTCAATACTCTTTGGCGATTCAAAGGCAACGCGATATCAGAATCAAATGATTTTCTTGTTATCCAAATGAATCGCAGAACTTAGTAAGCAAATTGTTATTACGATGGGTAGTTATAACGAAAGAGGTGTGTTTGCATGAGCGGTCTTGGTGAGGCTGTGATGATAACATGGGCTGAATATGGTCTGAAAATCGAAAATACGAGCGAAACAACAGAGTCGCTTGTGATTTATGTCTCTGTTCCAGAGCATAGCTACAAAAGAAATGCAAAAGGCTCTGAAATGGCTGCTATGGATCTCGCAAAACGATTTAAGACCGTAATGACAGAGATGGGCGTTAAGCGTTTGACCGTTAAAGCCCGCGTTCGTGCTGGTGAATACTGGACGAAAGAAATGGCTGATAGCGCCAATATCGAGATGCGAAAAAACATCTATGGAAGTCAATATTAAGGAGGGTGTAATAGGTGATTAAGAAGGTTGATCGGAAAAATCGGTTTGTAGCGATGTTTAATCCTACGACTGGCTTTTATGCTCGTAGCGGTGTGATTGATGAGAATGGTCATGACACCGGCGTAGATCCGTTTATGACAGCGTTCCCAGAGCTGATTGATGTCGGCGTGATGGGGCATTGTGTTCACGGAGCAAGCGGTCTTTGCTTTAAGTCTGGCGTTCAGTGCTATCAGAACGGATTAAAAACCAAAGAGCCAAATATGACGCTTGAAAATTTCAAACGCATTGTTGACGAATGTAATGGTAAAACATTTCAGCTCGCGCTTGGCGGTCGTGGTGATGTTGACCAGCACGAAAATTTTGCTGAGATTTTGCAGTATTGTAGGGAAAACAATATCGTGCCGAATTTCACTTCTTCTGGGCTTGGCTTTACAGATGAGATTGTAGATCTGTGTAGAAGATACTGTGGTGCAGTAGCAATCTCCTGGTATCGTCAGAAACATACATACCGTGCGATTCAGATGCTTTTGGATGCTGGCGTAAAAACGAACATTCATTATGTTCTTGGAAACAATTCTGTTGAAGAAGCAATTATGCGGCTAAAAAATAATGGTTTTCCTGCTGGCATTAACGCAGTGATTTTCCTTCTTCACAAACCCGTTGGACTCGGAAGCGAAGAGAATGTTTTGCAGATGGATAACCCGCTCGTAAGACAGTTCTTTGAGATCGTGGATACACAGAAATTCAATTTCAAAATTGGCTTCGACTCATGTTCTATTCCAGCCGTTTTGAATCTGACTCACAATATTGACCACGATAGTATTGATACTTGCGAGGGCGGCAGATGGAGCATGTATATTACAAGCGATATGAATGCTTTGCCTTGTAGCTTCGATAATCAAGAGCTGCGTTGGGCGTTTGATATTAGCAATGCAAGTATCGAAGAAGCTTGGAATAGTCAGCAGTTTGAAAGTTTCAGAAGCCATTTCAGAAATTCTTGCCCGAATTGTCAGTGTCAACACGCTTGTATGGGCGGTTGTCCGATTCGTCCGCAAGTAGTTTTGTGCGATAAGGTAGAAAAGGAGCTGTATTAAATGAGAGATCCGAAGCGAATCCGAAATTTCTGCAATGAGCTTGCAGATTTATGGGAGAGCAAATGTCCAGATTTGAGATTTGGTCAGATAATGGCTTATGTTTCAAGCAAATGCGGAGATCCATTTTATACGGAAGATGAAGAGCTGATGAATCAGCTAAAGAAAATATTTGAACGAGGTACAATATGAAAAATAAAACTACATGGATTATCGTTGGCATTGTCCTTGCCGTCATCATTCTGATTGTCGGCATTTTTGCCGGTGCGAACAACAAAGCTATATTTTTGGAAGAGCAGATTAACGGCGCTCAGGCCAATATCAATGTTGCCGAAAAACGCCGCGTTGATCTGGTTTATAACCTCGTGGATGCAGCGCAGGCATATCAGGATTATGAGGGCAAAACGCTTGAGGCCATTACCGCTGCCAGATCCAGTGTGAGTAATGGCGATATTGATGAGGCTAAGGTGTCTATCAATGCCGTGGCAGAAGCGTATCCGGAGCTGAAAGCAAATGAAAATTATCAACAGCTTATGAATGAGCTTGCTATGACAGAAAACCAGATCGCACAGTATCGCAATAATTATAATGAGCAAGTTCGAGCATATAACAAGATGATTCGTTCTTTCCCAAACAATGTTATCCTGAGTATTCTTGGATATGAACGAATTGAAACGATCTATACCGATTATGGTGCGCCGGTCGATGCACCGCAGAATCTCTTTAATAATGGTAATTAAAAAACGAGAACTGCTTTTCAGCGTAATTATTGTCTGCGTCCTACTTTGCCTTGGTCTATTTATAAGTGGAAAGATTTCATATGGCGCGGCGCAGACAGCGGAGAAGTATGCAACCGCAACGATTATTGAGGATCATTCACAATTCCGGTACGGTATGAATACTGACTTCGGCAATGTGTTGCTGTATGGAGAGCTGAGTACGGATTCGCCTGTGACTTTCGATGAGATTGGTAATGGTTATATTTACATTGAGAAAGTTCGTGAGGATTACACAAGACATACCAGAACCGTTACAAAGAAAGACAGCAATGGCAATACATACACAGAAACAGAGGTCTACTACTCATGGGACTATGTTTCCAGTGAACATCTTGCTACGGATACGATTGTGTTTTTGGGTGAACCATTTTCATATGGCACAATTTCTTTGCCAGTGCGACGTCTGAACTTAGCTGATGCAGGTGTTGAAAAGCAGCGATGGAACTATATTTATAAGAACAGCGATACAAGGTACTATTACAATGTAACAGATGTATCTCTTGTCGGGACTGTCTTTGCTACATTGAGTGATGGGACAATAAAGAACGCTTCTTCTCTATACGAAAATGACACTCCGGTGGAAGTGATTGAATCTGTACAACAGTCAGAAACGCTTTATTTGATTTTCTTTTGGCTGGCTTGGGTTGTTTTTATGGCCGGCTGTGTTTATGGATTTTTGTATTTAGAGAATCGTTGGCTCGATTGAACGTCTGGAGGACAATGACATGAACCTATATGCTGTTTTTGCAGATTATAGAAAGAACAATGAGCATAGATATCCGTATTATGTTCGTGCAAATTCTATTCGTGAGGCTCGAACAAAATTTCAAGACAAAATATCTTGGCTTACGATATTAAAGATCGAGCCTGTAACGGATAAGGAGCTGTGTCATAAGGTTTTCAGCAATCCATTGGGGTACATTTTCTTTTGATTTGTTTTGGAGGGGCAAAATGATTATTGAAGACAAACGATACGAGATTGATGAAGTCTTTCGTATGATCGGAGAAGAGTATTTATCTCTTGACACAGATAAAGGGAAGAAAAACTCAGATATCGTAGTGGACGGGTTTCGCGTTCATCCGATTTCTCTCCGTTATATGACTTTCTATCAGAAAGGTACTGCATGTGCATATTGCGGAAAAGTCGGAACGCATTTTAAGCTTTGTGGCGATCCAGATTCGCAGCGTAGACATTTCAACTTGTTTGCAGATGACGGCTCTCTGATTACGAAGGATCATATTGTTCCGAAAAGTAAAGGCGGAAAAGACTGTGTTTCTAACATGCAGCCGATGTGCAAGGCGTGTAATGAAGAGAAAGGTAACTATCATCCTGAAATTAAAGTTGATTACATCGCAGCATTCAATCAGAGAACGGGTAACACTTCCCTTTTTAGAACAATTAACAAAGCAGCATACCATGTTATTTCTGCGCATTTGCGTCCACCCAAGAAAGACAAGGATCTTATCATTAACACCTCGATCAATGCGGTACTTGCAATTCAGAACGCTATCAAAACTGGCTGTTCGTATTGCGGATACACATGGTCTATTGAGCAACGGTAAGGAGCTTGTTAAATAATATCAAGGAGTGAAATTATGAAAGTTAGGCGCGATTTTGTGACAAACAGTAGCTCCAGCAGTTTTATTATCGCTTTTGCGGATAAGGCTGATGGTCTACAACAGATTGATGATCTCAGACATAGATACGGCTCTGATTATGTCGATCAGTTTTTGACGGACTTCTCAAACAGCGAACCGATTTCTCATGACAAAATCAGAGAGCGTTTTGAGGATGAGTTTGAGTGCGAAGCAAGTTACATTCTCAATTATGGTAGTGATGGTTGGTGGTCTGACGATAAACCGACCTTTAGAAAAAAGTGGGAGGACGCTCATCCTGGCGCAACTGGCGCTGATTACTATAATTCTCCGGAACGGAAAGCTACTATCAAAGAGTATGTGGAAAATGCTTTCAAGAAGTTGTTTAACGACATTGATTCTTCTCCATATTTGGTTGAGCTTGAATATGAAGACCATACGGATGTTGGCAGTGCGTTAGAACATGACATTCTTCCAAACTGCGATTTTACGGTGCGCAGATTCAGTCATCATTAAAAGGAGGATACGATTTGAAGTTTCGCAAAGATTTTGTAACCAATTCCAGTAGTTCCAGTTATACATGTGATATCTGCGGTGCAACGGAATCTGGTTGGGATATAAGTTTAGAAGAAGCCGGCATGGTTGAATGCGTAAATGGGCATACAATCTGCAATGATGAGTTACTTGAGATTCCGCGCAAAGAACTGATTAAAAAGATTTTGGAGTCAGGCTACGAAAAAGAAAGTGAAGAAGAGCTGAATGGTCAGTACGACGATGATTCACTTCTCGATATCTTCTGGGATCAGGCAGGCAATCGTTATGCTGCTCCGGAAGAGTTTTGTCCGATTTGCCAGTTTATCGAGTATTCGCAGTACGACCTTGGAAAGTATCTCGAAAAAGAATACAAGGTTTCCCGCAGTGATGTATTTGCAAAGGTAAAAGCAGTGAATAAGCGTCGCAAGAAGCTGTACGATAGCGAATATGTGACAGAGGTATGTAAGCAGTTCGACCTTAATCCTGTCGATATTGTAGCTGGCCTGAAGAAGAGATTTGTTACCTACCGTGCATTCAGCGATTATATTCTGAGGTAATTGAAATGAAAATTAGAGAAGACTTTGTAACGAATAGTAGTAGCTCAAGCTATGTTATCGCCTATAAAGCATCTCCAAACTTCGACGAAGAGACTATTCGGCGTTATCCAATTCTGAAAGGGTTTACCACCGTTTTAGAGAGTGTTTTGCTTGCCGCAAATGATTATGGCGACACGACAGAGGGTGAACAGATTAAAACTGTTGAGGAACTGGATAAATATTTTGTCGGATGCTATGGATATGGGGAGATCAATACGCTTCCCCGCATCTTGGATGATGACCATTATCTAAAAGAGCATTATGATAAGTGTTCTAAGCTGTTAAACGATGGTTATAACATCGTTTTCAAGCAGGTTGATTATAATGATAGCACTTTTGATTCTATCATTCGTAACCTGGCAAACACAGATGGCATTGTTCAGATTATTGCTGATGAATAATTGGAGGTGAATTATGTACGCAGCATATGTAACTCGTATTAAGAATTTGCGCAAACATTCAAACGCGGATCGACTTCTCTGCGGTGAATGTTTTGGCAATACGGTAATTGTGGGCTTGGATACAAAGCCAGAAGAGCTTGGTGTTTATTTCCCCGTAGATGGCAAGCTTGGAACTGAGTATGCGGTGAAGAATGACCTGCTTCGGCGTAAGGATGAAAACGGTAAGCCGGCTGGTGGTTATCTCGATCCTGAAAAGCGCAATATTAAGGCGTTGAAGCTTCGTGGCGAAAAGAGCGATGGCTTGTTTATGCCGTTGTCCAGTTTGAACGGGTTTACGGATATTGCAAAGCTCCGTGAGGGCGATGTAATTACCATTTTGAATGGTGTCACAATTTGTGAGAAGTATATCCCACGTCGTAAGAAGAGTACCATTATGGTTGGGGGGGGTAGGACTCGTAAGCATCACGATCCTATTGCCCCGCTCTTTGCGGAACATGCTGACACGGAACAGCTTGCATATAACCTCAGCGCATTTCACCAAGGCGATCTTGTTGAGATTACTTTGAAAATGCACGGTACATCTCAGCGAACCGGATATCTGCCAACGCTTAAAGGATATAAGAGGACATTGCTTGATAAACTCCTACATCGCGTTGGTTCTCCGATTTATAATTGGGGATATGTAACTGGCACTCGTCGTGTTGTTCTGGATGATTTTGACGGCGGCTTCTATGGCAGCAATGTTTTCCGTGAACAGCATAGCAAGGTTTTTGAAGGTAAGCTTCATAAGGGCGAAACCGTGTACTATGAAGTCGTTGGCTTTACGCAAGACAAGCAGCCTATTATGGCATCTTGCGACAATAAAAAAGTCGGTGATAAGGAATTTGTTAAACAATACGGAGAAAAGACAGTGTTTAGCTATGGTTGCTATCCGGACGGTGTAAATGAAGTAACAAATCCGAAAATTACATACGCAACAGTAATGATTGGCGATACCTCTTTTACAGCAAATGAGATTACGGAATATGAATCTGCTCCGCAGTCTGATTTTTATGTGTATCGAATGACGATGACAAATGAGGATGGCGATGTTGTCGAATACACACCTGACTTTATGCGTTATCGTTGTGAGCAGATGGGTGTTAAGTGCGTTCCGCTATTCGCTCGATTCATCATTCCGGATTACATCCAGCTTCCTGATGCTGTTGGATCTCCGATGGCTGTCAATGCTGGCGAATATGTCAAGGAGATTGCCGAAAACTTCTATGATGGTGCAGACCCGATTGGTAAGTCGCATGTCCGAGAGGGCGTTGTTTGCCGTATCGTAAACCGCCCAAAGTTTACAGCATATAAGCACAAGAATTTTGCATTCAAGGTACTTGAGGGAATTGTAAAGGATATTGCGTCTGCTCCGGACATGGAAGAAGCGCAGGATGAGACAAGCGCCGCGTAACGACATTACGCATCTTATCCATCAATGCTGAACGGTGTGCTGGAATATGCACGAATTTGTAGTTCCAGCACACTGCAGGCATATTGCCAGAGATTGTATTTTGAAAGAGAGGTGCTGTGATGAGTGACAGAGTAAAGATTATGAAACGGCTTTCTGAACACCTCGAAGCAGTAAGAGACAAACACCCTGAGTGGGTTGGTATTTTTCTTCAAGGTTCACAAAACTACAACTTAGACTATGAGGGAAGCGATATTGATTCCAAGCTGATTGTCCTCCCTTCGTTTGAAGATTTTGTTTTGAACAAAAGACCATATAGTTACACACACGTCATGGAAAACGATGAACATGTAGATGTTAAGGATATTCGTCTGATGCTCGATTGCTTCAAAAAGCAGAATGTAAATTTTGTTGAGATTCTTTTTACGCCGTACCGTATCTTGAATCCAAAGTACGAAGCTTTGTTCCAGCCGATTCTTGATATTGCAGAGAGAGTCGGTCGATATAACAACTATGCCGCATTGAATTGCATGGTAGGAATGGCGCTCGAAAAGCAAAAGGCATTGTGCCACCCATATCCTGCAACAAAAGACAAGATTGATAAATACGGGTTCGATAGCAAACAGTATCATCACATTGAGCGTCTTTATGAATTCATGCAGCGTTGGCTTAATGGCGAGCCATATCGTGATTGCCTCGTTTCTAAACAAGGGGAGCGTCTTAGAGAAATCAAGCTTTATATTAACTGCGATCTTACAACGGCGCAGGTCAATTCGGATAGAATCGTATCTGAGATGAAATCAATCAAGGACACTTATATGCAGCAGAATCCAGTTGTAGTAGACCGTGAGGTTGATTCGGTTTTCAATAAAGTTCTGCTTGATTTATTTAAGTTCAACTTTCAGTGCGAGCTTGGTAACGACTCGCCCAATAAAAAGGAGTAAGAATATGTCTATCTTTTTTATGATGGTAGGTCTTCCGTACAGCGGAAAATCTGTTTATGCGGAGGGGCTGCGAGAGAAGTTCGGCGCAGAGATTCATTCCAGCGATGCAATTCGAGCAGAGATTCTTGGAAATGTACAGGATCAGACAAACAATCAGATTGTTTTTGACACTCTGCACAAGCGTGTAATTTCTGATTTGTCTGCTGGTAAAAATGTAATCTACGACGCGACGAATATCAATTACAAGCGGCGTATTGATCTGCTGAATCGCTTGTCAAAGGTAAAGTGTCAGAAGGTCTGTATCGTTATGGCGACACCTTTTCACGAATGTGAAGAGCGTAGCAAGCATCGTGAGCGTGTTGTCCCACACGAGGTTCTTGTGCGTATGTATAAGAATTTCTGGATTCCATACTGGTATGAGGGGTGGGACGTAATCGAGCTTGTTTATCCAGATAATTTTGAGCCGTACAGTGTAAGTGATTTATTTAATCGTGATGGAGGACTGAATAGCTTCGAGCAGGACAATCCGCATCATATTTTCACGGTTGGACATCATTGTATTGCTACATACGGGCTGGTTTCTGATGGAAGTGCAGAGCTTCAGGAGGCTGCTCTTCTTCATGATATCGGTAAGCCTTTCACAAAAAGCTTTGTTAATAGTAAGGGCGAAACAACAGAGATTGCTCATTATTATGAACATCAGCATGTTTCAGCCTATGATAGCTTGTTCTACTCAAATCCAAGTTTGAATCGGCTGTATATCGCAAATATCATCCAGTGGCATATGCGTCCGTTTGAACTTGAACGAGATTCCCATTCTGGCAAAGCACAGAAGCGGTTCAAAAAGCTTGTTGGCAATAAGCTTTATTCAGATGTGATGAAACTTCACGCCGCTGATATCGAAGCAAAAGGAACTTGATAAACAATATAAAGTGGGTGTTTGGCATTTACAGTAAAGAAGATTTAGATGTGATGCAGTCATGGGATTTGCAGCGAAAAATTCAAGTAACTACAACTCGTATCATTGAGTGGTATGAGTATTTCGGCGGAAATGTTTATGTTGCATTTTCTGGCGGTAAAGATAGTACGGTTTTGCTTGATATCGTTCGCCGTATTTATCCAGATGTACCGGCTGTATTTTGTGATACTGGCTTGGAGTTTCCAGAAATTCGAGAATTTGTTAAGCAGCATGATAATGTTGTGATTTTGCGACCTGAGATGAATTTCAGAAAGGTTATCGAAACATACGGATATCCAGTTGTCTCAAAGAGAGTTGCCGACACCGTAGAATATGGCAGTAAGCCAGGTTCTTATCGGTGGAAAGAGCTTCACGGAGAAATTATCCGTAGTAATGGCACTCCGTCGGAGTTTAATTGCGAAAAGTGGTGCTATCTTCTGGACGCTCCATTTAAGGTTTCTTCTCGTTGCTGCAATATTATGAAGAAGAAACCGCTGAAGAAGTATTTCAAAGAGACTGGTCGCGTTCCCATTATTGCAACTATGGCAGACGAGAGCCGATCTCGTAGATCTGCATGGATGAGACAAGGCTGTAATGCTTTTAGTAAGAAATCTCCAAGTTCTCAGCCGATGTCTTTCTGGACAGAAAATGATGTTCTTGAGTATTTGCACACCTACAATATTCCCTACGCCTCCGTTTATGGCGAGATTATACCTTGCGGGGGGGGGTGGACAACGACAGGTGAAAGAAGAACTGGTTGTGTCTTTTGCGCATTTGGCGCTCATCTGGAGAAGTCTCCAAACCGTTTCCAGCGATTAAAGGAAACGCATCCTAAGCTATGGGAATATTGTATGAAGCCTTGGAGCGAACATGGCTTAGGTATGCGAACAGTATTAGAGTTCATTGGTATTCCGTGTGAATAGAAAGTGAGTTTTTGTAATGCAACCAATTTTCAAAGAATACGCTCATTTCTTACATGATAATGGGTGTGATATATCTTGGTTTCAAGAAAGGACATATTGGTTGGATCACAACATTGTAAAAGCGTTTACGAGGGGGGGGCAGCGGCTAATCTCGCTATATAAAATCGCTGTTTCTGACGATCTTACCGTTGCTCTTACAAAACACAAACAAAATGTTGATGGTCTGCAATTTGAATCCTGGGACGAAACTATCGCGCGTTTTAGACCGCATCTTGAAAGTATTGAGCGTGATAGCATCGCTCTTCTTCGTCAGTATGGAATTGGGACAGAGCGGAAGATAGTCAATACAAATTCTACTGGCAAGGACAGCATGGTTGTTACACATCTTGCGAAAAAAGCAGGATTAAATTTTGAAACATATTTTAATGTTACAACCTTGGATGTTGCGGAAAGTAATCGTATGGCAAAGCGAAACGGATTCAAACACATTCTGCCCAATCCGGAGTATGGTGGATTTTACAAGTACATCCAACGCTATGATGGGGGGGGGCAACCAAATGATACCAAGTAGATTGAATCGCTTCTGCTGTAATTATTTTAAGGAAAGCCCAACAATTGACTATTTTCCTGACGATGAGCCTCTGATTTTCTTATTTGGAATGAGGAATCAAGAATCAGTTCGCCGGTCTGGTTATAAGGACATCTGGAAAAATGAAAAGTGGGGCGAGCGCGACTGGATTGCTCTTCTTCCAATTCGTCAATGGTCTGAGTTTGATATCTGGCTTTATATTTTGTCGGAAGATATTGAAATCAACGACAAGTATAGATACGGATATGATCGCGTTGGATGTGGTATTGCTTGTCCGAATTATACAAAGTATACATGGGTTCTTGATAAATACTGGTATCCATATTTGTTTAATCGGTGGAGAAATATCTTACGGAACGACTTTATCAACAATAACAAGTGGCTCATTATGAATTGCACCGTTGATGAGTATGTAACAAAAGCATGGACTGGCGGTGTATATCGTGACGAGCCGACAGAAGAGGTTATTTCTGAATTTTCTCAGTATTCTGGGCTGGATATACCAATTGCAAGAAAGTATTTTAATCGCTATTGCGCAAATGGATGTATTAACAAGCGCCGTCAGCCTCTTCGGATCAAAGATAGAAATGCTCTTGCCATGAATATGAAAATGTTTGGAAGAAATATAAATCATTTTTTGTGCAAGAAATGCCTTATGAAAGAATTTGGTTGGAGCAAATCTCAATGGGACGAAAAAGTCAATGAATTCAAGGAACAAGGCTGTCAATTATTTTGAAAAGAAATTAGTTAAACAACTCAAAGGAGAATACAGTATATGAAGATGGACAAAGTTGCTGGCAGTGGGAATGACGAATTCTACACGCCAGAGTATGCAGTTACACCTATTGCAAAGTATCTTGCACCCCCCCCGCCGTAATTTGGTGTCCGTTTGATACGGAAGACAGTTTGTTTGTGAAACATTTTAGAGCTGCTGGGTATACAGTTTTGGCAACACATATTTGTAATGGTCAGGACTTTTTTACTATGGAGACTCCAAACTGCGACTACATTATTAGCAATCCGCCATATTCCCTTAAAGGTGATGTTATTGACCGCCTGTTTGAAATCGGCAAACCGTTTGCAATGCTTGTTGGCGTTGTTGGGTTATTTGAAAGCCAACATCGGTTTAATCTTTTTAGGTCGCATGAATTTGAAATTATGTATTTGAACAAGCGCGTCTCATACTTTAAGGATTATGCAGAGCAAAAACCGTCGCTTAATCCTCCGTTTAGTAGCGTCTATATTTGTAGCAAAATGCTTCCAAGAACCATTGTATTTGAAGAAATCGACAAATAATAGGAGTTTTCAATGAAATATACTACTTCCCTTTTCTGCGAGTTCGATAAGTACGCAGCAGAAAGCTATTGTGCGGTTCATGACACATCTCCGGAGCTAAATATTGGTGATATTACAAAGGCAGATGAAAAGTCTGTACCTGATTTTAATACCATGTTTGGTGGATCTCCGTGCCAGGACTTCTCTATCGCAGGGAAACAGGGGGGGGGCTGCATGGACATGTAAAAACTGCGGTCATACATATAACCCCCTTGAAGCCCATTACACAGAGCGAGACAAATGCCCGAATTGTGGTTCGACTAAGATTGAGAAAACACGCTCGTCTCTTTTGGTTGAATGGCTGCGCTTCCTTCGGGAGAAAAAGCCTCGTTTTGCTATCTATGAAAATGTCAAGAACATTGTAGGCGCTCGTTTTAGACCGACATTCGATCTATTCGTTAAAGAGCTTGAGGACTATGGTTATAATGTTCACTGGCAGGTATTAAATGCGAAAAATTATGGTATTCCTCAGAATCGAGAGCGTGTCTATTGTGTCATCATTCGTAAAGACTTGGATAACGGAAGGTTCAAATTTCCAGAGCCTATTTCGCTTAAACATACGCTTGCCGATATGTTAGAAACCGACGTCGATGAAAAATACTATCTCAGTGATGAGAAAGTGGCTGCAATGATCACCCCCCCCGCAGCGAATCAGCAAAACAATTCGAGTCGGAGGAAGAAACTCAGCAGACAGACAACACCAATGGGACTTGGTTGCAGAAAACGCACGGAGTTCGATTGAGTAACAAAGGCAATAAGTTTGATGGATATAGCGACATTGCCCTAACCCTTCTTGCGAGAGACTATAAGGGTTTTGGCAATCAGCAAATGACAGGAGTAATGGAAATTGACTGATAAAATTATTCAAGTTGGGAACTGGACGCAAGGTGCAAAACGCGAGAACCCGCAAAGAGGTCGAGTATACGATCCGTCAGGAATTGCACCGTCCCTCACCTGTATGGGGGGGGTAATCTTCAGCCGTTTATAATTGTTTGTAACGAGCATGTTGAATTAGAAAGTAGTGCTGATGAAAAGTAGCGTTTTGATTCCCGCAGCAATTCGCGGTCGTTATTCTGACAATGGTAGTATTGTGCAACGATTAGAGCTTAGGCCAGATAAATGCACGAATACGCTTACCTCTGTACAGAAAGACAATATTATAGTGGAATGCTGCATTGATATCCGTTTCTCCACTGAACGGAGTGAAGATGTGAAAGATAATAATATGCCAATCAATGTTGGAAATGTTAATCCGTCTGGGCATGGAATGAACGGTACGGTTTACGACTCGGATGGTGTTTCTCCGACATTAACGACGAATAAAGGCGAGGGCGTAAAAATCCGCATTAAATCACCTACGCCATTACACCAGACAATTATCTATGATGACTACAATAGGAGGATCAAGTCGGATCAGACTTGTATAGGAACAGTTATGCCAAATTTCAAGAATGACGCTCCTGGTAATGGGACTAAGCTGATTGAAGTAAGTCCTACACCAGAGGATAAAATCACAATGCTTGGTGGCTTGCAAAAGCATCAGACTCCGAGAGACGATGGTATCTGTCCATGCGTAAATAGCGCTGCTGGTATGGGCGGTGGGCAAACGCCCATTGCAATGCGCCAAGGTTTTCGGGTAAGAAAACTCACGCCGAAAGAGTGTTGGCGTTTGATGGGTTTTGACGATGAGGATTTTGAAAAAGCACGCGATGCTATGAACGAGAATATTTATAATGGTAACGACCGTTCCAGTTCGCAGCTCTACAAGCAGGCCGGCAACAGTATTGTCGTAGATGTTCTTCAGCATATCATGGAGAATCTATATGACGCTATGCCATATCTGTTTGACGATATGTCTGTTGGATCGTTCTTTAGTGGTATTGGTGCTTTTGAAAAGGCACTTACCCGTTTAGAGAATCACCATAGCGAATCTGACGGCGATGCTGTATCCGCAGAGCTGATGCAGATTGGTTATATCAACGATTACAATGGTGATGCAAACCGCATCTATGATGGAAACGCTGTTGCCCGCGCTTTGAAAGCGGAAGCTGGTGGGGGGGGTGCGAAGACCGGATGGTACAGCGTCAATGCTCATTCAGCGTAATTGGAAGAGTGTTACCTGACAGTGGAAAACTACACCAAAACCAAGAGGTTTATGATACAAGCTGCGATAGCGGCGGTGGGATATCCCCTACTATCAAAGCGTCACATTATAAAGATCCGCCAAAAATAAGGGTGTAAACAATGGAAAAGGTAAAAATTAGACAGGCCACAAAACAGGGTTTTATTGAGTGCGTCGTGGGGGGGGCTGTCGATCTCTCCTATCCCAACTCAAAAACAAGGCGTGGTCGAGTGCAAGAGAGCGGAACGATTTGCCCAACAATTACAGCACAGAATACTGGAATCTGCCTTATTGAAAAAGCAGATTATTCCCGCAAATCCACTTGACAGATAGCGTCAAGCGTGTTATTATATAGAGGAAATAGCTAAACAATATCGGAATGGCATGTAGCCATCCGTTTGGTTCTTTCAAAGGAATTAGCAAAATAATTTATTAAAGGAGTTCAGTTTATGGAAAAGCGAATGGTTTCTTATCCGTATCCGAATCAGAACATTGTTAGCAGCATTTTGGATGATGTGTTGCGTTCTGTCGGCGCCGCGAGCATTCCAGTAAATCGTCCTACTGCTATGACGGCGGTTCACCAGCCGGCGCAGGTCATCTTTAATCCTCCTGCCACGATTGTGTATTGGAGAGATGGTACTAAGACGGTCGTGCGCTGCGACAACGATGAGTTCTCTGAGGAATTCGGTTTTGCGATGGCTTGTATGCGCAAGATTTTCGGTACTCGAAATGCGTTTAAGGCGCAGTTCAAGAACGCATACCGTCCTTATCTGAAGAAGAAAAAGGAAAAGCATACTGATAGCTGTGAGGTCAAGCACCCCGATGCTCCTATCTCTTTGGATAAGATGCTGCGTGATTTTGCTGGAGATGACAGCGTTGGTGTCGCTATTGGATTTAAGCCCAAGGAGTAATCCTTATTTCGTATGTGTGGAGTGCGGCTGTGTGTTTCAAGAGCCAAAGCATTATATCGAAACGCATGGTCTCGACACTCCACCATATGAGCATTTTACTGTTTGTCCTCATTGCGGCGGGGCGTTTGTGGAAGCACATCGTTGTGATTGTTGCGGTGAATTTATTACCGCCGATTATGTTGTGGTTCAGGACGGAAAACGCTATTGCGAAGAGTGCTATTCTGTTCGGAATATTGAGGACGATTTAGCTGCATAAACGGAGGTTTTAATTTGATTAGCGATAAGTTGGGACAATCATTGAAAGATGAATTTCTTTCGATTTGTAAGAAAGATATTTGTCGAGACGGAATCGAAGAACTGTTAGGATGGGTAGAAGAAAGTGATTTCTTTTATGCTCCAGCAAGTACAAGATTCCACGGCAATTACAAATATGGTCTGTTAGAGCATTCTTTGAATGTTTACAAAGCCTTAAAGAAACTTGTTAAGCAACACGAAGAGGTTGAAGTATCCGATGAGACGCTTGCAATTTCTGCACTATTTCACGATATTTGCAAGGCAAACCTATATGTTGTAGGGAGTAGAAATGTCAAGGATGAGCAGACAGGTCAATGGCATAAGGAAGCAATTTATAAGCATGATGACCAGTTCCCCGTTGGTCATGGCGAAAAGTCCGTGATCATTCTGCTTCGGCATATGGCTCTCACAGACGATGAAATTTATGCGATTCGCTTTCATATGGGCGGATTTGATTCCGCCGTCAAAGGCGGAGATGGGAGTATCAGCAAAGCTTACGAACTTTGCCCGCTTGCGGTGTTACTCCATCTTGCAGATATGACCGCAAGTTATCTTATGGAGGATCATAATGCCTGATGAAGCAAATTTGAATCTGGTACAGAAACTTGCCAAGATCCGAGAAATGGTGGAGGTTCTTCGCAAGAACAAATCCGGATTTAACTACAAGTATGTTACGGAAGATGAGATTCTGGCGCGTGTAGCTGCTGGCATGAAGAAATACGGTGTGTCGTTGCAGCCGAGTATTGTTCCTGGCACACTTTCTGTAACGCCTGTCAGTTACACAAAAACAAAGAATACAAAGTCTGGCGATCAGCTCAAAGAGGAAATCAACGAAACGCTTGTTCATGCAGAACTTACTTTTACTTGGGTAAACTGCGATGATGTAAATGATACTCTCGTTGTTCCGTGGGCATTGGTTGGACAGCAGGGCGACGCAAGCCAAGCTTTTGGTAGCGGCCTGACATATGCAAACCGTTATTTTATGCTGAAATTCTTCCAAATCGCAACACCGGACGATGATCCGGATAATTGGCGGAGCAAGAAGGAAGAGGCGGAACAGGAAGCTGAAATGGCTATTGTTCGTCCAATCATCACAAAGATTGACGATCATGTCAAAGCATATCTGAATGCAAATGAAAATGAAGCCGGTGCGAGAAAGGCGCTTATTGAGGTTGTTAAAAAGTATGTCAAAGATGGCAATAAGCCAACTGCCGATTATATGAATTACCTCACAGATCCTACGGTCGCAGGAGAGCTTCTTGAAGAGCTTCAAAAGCAATTTCCGGTTGGAACAAAGAAAAAGTCAGTAGCAAAGAAAGAAGGTAATGCGTAATGGGATTTCGTGAAGGTGCATTTGCTACGGTTTGGGAGATCACAAATCAAGGAGATAGCTTCTCTAAGGTAAGAGTGTCCACAAGCCGTAAAGATAAGAAGACAGATGAATATGTAACCGACTTTAACGGATTCGTCAGTCTGATTGGCGAGGCGAACAAAAAGTTAGGTCTCATTGAGCGTTCTTTGGATGAAGATGGTCGGTGCAGAATCAAGCTTGGTGCTTGTGACGTCTCTAATCGCTACGATAAGGATGCAGGCCGCGAGTTTGTAAACTATACGCTGTTCGATTTCGAGATGCCTGATGGAAGCGGATCTGATGCCGCAGAATCTCCTAAGGAAAAGAAAACTCCAAAGGGCGGGAAAAAGCAGAAAGCAAAGCCGTCTGCTCTGACCGAAGAAGAGTCTGATGAAGACGAAGAACTCCCGTTTTAAGTCGATTCGATAAATGCGGTGATGCACTATTCGATACGATTTAATCATCGAAGATATGACTTGGAGCTATTCAAGAGTAGCATCATTTGATGATTGCCCGTATAAGTGGTTTCTTTCCTATTTATATCGGGATGAAAATGGACGTTCTCTGAAAAAGAAAAGTGGCTTTTTTGCAGAATTTGGAAGCTACATGCACAAGATTTTGCAGATGTACTTGAGTGGGCTACTGGAAAAGGAGCGCTTGTCTACCTACTATGTAGCCCATTTCAAGGAGAATGTTTTTTCAAAAGCCCCAAACTCCAAAATCTATATGAACTATTTTCAGCAAGGCTTTCATTATCTTGATGACTTTTCATTTCCGTCGAGAACTATTATTGGCGTAGAAGAAAAGGTTGATTTTATGTTTGCTGGCAGAAAATTTACCGGATTCGTTGATCTCATTAGCAAAAACGGGAAGTTGATCGTAACAGACCATAAATCAAGAACTTTGAAGCCTCGCTCAAAGCGTTCAAAGCCAACGAAGCATGATGCGGAATTAGACGAATATCTACGCCAGCTATATGTCTATTCCGCAGCAGTCAAAGGAAAATATGGTCGCTACCCAGATATATTAGAGTTTAATTGTTTCCGCTCTCAAGTCATGATTCAAGAACCATTCGAGTTAAAAAGGCTTTATACGGTTGAGAATTGGGCGAGTAAAACAATAGATTCTATTGCCACCAACGATAAGTGGAACGCAAAACCAGATTATTGGAGGTGTAATTATCTATGCGACGTTTGTGACCATTGCGAATATAAAGGATTGATTTGATAGGGGTGATTCACGCTGCAAATTGATCGTGATGTAATTCTTGAAGCGAAAGAAAAACTTGGTGATGAAAACGCCAGAATTATCGCTCAGGAATTGGATATTCAAGATTTCGATGAGCAGAATTTACGGTGCTGCTGCCCATTTCACCAAGAGGATCACGCATCGTTCATATACAACCGAAAAACCTTCTCATTTCATTGCTTTGGTGCGTGTGCAAGAAATTATGATATTCTTGATGTGTTTATTTACAAGGGTATGACTTATCTTCAGGCTTGCCAAAAGCTGTTTGAACTGGCTGGCATCAGATATAGCTTTGGTGAGCTTGGAGTTCACACCAAGCACCAATATAAGTATCCGAAAGAAGTGCCGATTGGAGATAAATCGAAAATCTACGGATATTTCAAAAAGCGCTGCATTAGTCCAAGCACACTGGACTATGCAGATGTGCGACAGGATGAAGAAGGAAATATTGTTTGGAACTATTACGACACCAACGATGTCCTGACAATGGTTAAGTATCGCCCATCTCGCAAGGTGCGTAAAGGCGAAAACAAATGTTGGTGTCAAAAAGGCGCTGATACATGCAATTTACTGTTCAATATGAACCGTGTAAATGTCAATTCTCCGTTGCTGATCTGCGAAGGAGAACCTGATTGCCTGTCTGCTATTGAGGCTGGGTTTAGCAATGCCGTTTCTGTCCCGCTTGGAAGCACAAACTTTCACTGGATTGAAGAGAATTGGGATTGGCTGGAACAATTTGATAATATCATTATCTGTTCCGACAATGATGAGGCTGGCTATAAGATGCAGAAAGAGGTTGTGTATCGGCTTGGGAGCTGGAGAACACGGGTTGTTGAAGTACCGCAGATTTTTGAAACCGATGACGGTCGAAAATTTCCCGTAAACGATCTGAACGAAGCTCTTTATTATTTTGGTAAAGAGCGAGTGCTTGATTTAATCTTAAATGCTAAGGATAGCCCTGTCCCTGGTGTAATTGATTTCTCTGATATTCAGGATATTGATATCGACCAGATTGACGGTATCCGTACAGGAATTAAGACGCTTGATCGGTATTTGATGAAGATTTTCCTTGGTACATTGAATATCATCACTGGTATTAACGGTGCTGGTAAAAGCTCGTTTATCAATCAGCTCATTATTCAGTCGTTAGAGGAAGAGAAAAATGTCTTTTTGTTCTCTGGTGAGCTTCCTAACTTTCAAACTAAGAATTGGCTTAATTCTGTGATTGCAGGTCAACGATATATCGACGAAAAGCATTCCGGAGAAGCCGTTTATTATAAGGTTCAGCCAGAAGCAAAGCGCTCCATTGATAATTTTTATCGTGGCCGGCTGCATATCTACGAAGATGGGCAGCCAAATACAAAAACTGCATTGATGACAACGATTGAAGATGCAGTTCGCAAGTATGGTGTAAAGCTTGTAATTCTGGATAACCTAACCGCAATCAATTTGGAATGTAGCGATGATAACAAATATAACAAACAAAGTGAATTTGTTATGGAGCTTATTGCGTTTGCAAAGAAGTTCAATGTTGCTATTGTGCTGGTTGTTCATCCTCATAAGATTGATACCATGCGCCGCCTTACAAAGATGGATGTCCAAGGTATTTCCGCAATCATTGATCTTGCTCATCGAATCATTAGCCTGTACCGCGTACAGGAAAAGGACAAAAAGGGTGAGCCAAAGTTAAATGGTAGTGGTTGGAAAGTGCCGCCGATTAAAGATGATGTCCTTATTGACATTCTTAAAGATCGAATGCTTGGTTACGAAGGTCGTAGTATTGGTGTGTATTATGATACGCCATCCAGACGATTTTTCCTAAATGAAGAAGATCTTGATAGAAAGTATTCGTGGGACACAAAAACGCACATAGGATCTTTGCCATATCCTCCGCCTCAAATGATTGATGAGGAAGAAGAGGTGTTTGGTTCAGTTAGTTAGGAGGTGTGAGCGATTTCAGATAAAAATTATACTGCATATCATGTGCATACTGAATTATCGCTGTTAGATAGCTGTACTAATTACAAGCTGTATGTCGATAAGGCTGTTGAGCTTGGGCAGAAAGCTCTTGCTTTTACAGAGCATGGCAACATCTATCAGTGGGTAGAGAAAAAGATGTATTGCGATGACAAAGGAATTAAGTATCTGCACGGCATTGAATGTTATCTTACGGAAACGCACGAGCCGAATCCTGAAACGGGATCAAAGGTTCGTGATAACTACCATACAATTTTGATTGCAAAAAACTATGCGGGCGTTCTTGAGCTGAATAAGCTTGTAAGTGTTTCAACGACAGATTCTCACACCTACTACAAACCGCGAATTTCATTTGATGAATTTCTTGGGACTTCAAAAAACATCATCAAAATCAGCGCTTGTCTTGCTTCTCCGCTGAATAAGCTTCCGTTCTCTCATAAACGGTATATGGAGCTGGCACGGCATTATGATTATTTTGAGATCCAGCCGCATGATTTCCAAGAACAAAAGGATTTTAATTTACATCTTGCACAGCTATCCAGAGAACTTGGCAAGCCGCTGATTGCCGGCACAGATACGCACAGCATTGATAAATACAAGGCTGAATGTCGAAGTATTCTTCTTGCTGCAAAGCATATCGAATATAGCGATGAAGACAGTTTTGACTTGACTTATAAGAGTTATGATGAGCTGGTTGAGATGTTCAGAAAACAAAATGTGCTTCCAGAAAGTATGTATCTTGATGCAATCGAAAACACAAACCGTATGGCTGATTCTGTCGAAAGCTTTGATTTGGACTTGTCTTTTAAGTATCCAAAGCTTTATGGCAGAAGAGACAAGGAAGTATTTGTAGAGCGAATTAAGAGCGGGCTTGAAGCCAAGCTTTTGTCTGGTGCTATTTCAAAAGAGCAGCTTCCTAACTTCAAGTCGGCTATTGCTGAAGAATGCCGAGTGTTTGACAAAATCGACATGTCAGGATTCATGCTGTTTATGTCAGAGCTTGTTACATGGTGCAAGTCAAACGGCATTCCTGTTGGGTTCAACCGTGGCTCATGTGGCGGATCTCGTGTAGCCTATGTTACCGATATTACAGACTTAAATCCAGAGACATGGCATACGGTATTCTCTCGTTTCTGTAATGAAGATCGTAAGGAAATCGGTGATATTGATATCGACGTCTCACCGTCTGACAGAGACCGAGTGTATGAGTACATTATCAATCGTTTTGGGCAGGATAAAACCGCGTTTATTCTTGCTGTTGGAACGATTAAGTCCAAGGGTTGTATTGATGAGATTTGCCGTGCGCTTGGTGTTCGGTGGAACAAAGAACATCAGCACGACTTGAAAGACCTGAAAACGGTACTTAAATCACTGAAAGATCTAAATGTCGAAATTCTATTTGGCGATGCAAGAGATGGTAATGCGACCTATTACTTCGATAAGGAGAATGGGAATCAGCTTATTTTCCAGAGCAGATTAAGTAATACGCCAAGATCGGAGTTAATCAAGTATTACACCAAGGAATACGACAGGCTTAAAGCAGAAAACGAAAAGATTTTTGAAAAGAACCCGTGGACTGGAAAAATCAATAGTGTTATTAAGCAGGAGTTTGAAGCAGATCCGGAGGCAGCAAGAAAAAAGTATTCCGAGGTTTTTTACTACTACGATGGTCTTCTTGATACTGCAATCTCTCAGTCGATGCACCCAGCAGGTATTGTAGCGAGTCCAATCACTTTGGCGGATCATTATGGCACATTTGAAGATGCAGATGGGCATGTGCTACTTCAGATTGATATGGAGTGTGTGCATGAGGTAAGCCTTGTAAAATACGATATTCTTGGTTTGAAGAATATTGAGATTATCAAGGATGCGTATGACTTAATTGGAATTCCGTATCCAAAGTCACATGAAATTAACTGGTCTGATGAAGCTGTATGGAAAGATATGTTGCGTTCTCCTGTTGGTGTGTTTCAGTTTGAAGGAGATTTCGCACATTCCATGCTGAGGCAGTATGTTCCGCACAGCATCTTTGATATGTCACTGATTACTGCAGCGTTAAGACCGTCTGGCGCTTCTTATCGTGATGATTTGATGCAACATAAGCCGCACAAGAATCCGTCAGCAATTATCGACGATCTTCTGAAAGACAACAACGGATATCTGATCTATCAGGAGGATGTTATTAAGTTCTTGCAACAGATTTGCGGCTTTTCCGGTTCTGATGCAGATAACACGCGCCGTGCTATTGGTCGTAAGGATGAAGAGCGTTTGAAAAAAGCGCTTCCTCAGATTCTTGAGGGATATTGTGAAAAGTCAACGCAGCCGCGTAATATTGCGGAGCAGGAGGCGAAAGAGTTCCTACAAATTATCGAAGACGCTTCCAGCTATATGTTCGGTTATAATCATTCAATTGGTTATTGTATGATTGGCTATTTGTGTGCTTATCTCCGCTATTATTATCCGTTTGAATTCATCACTGCATATTTGAACAATGCAAATAATGAGGATGATATTAAAAACGGAAGCGCACTTGCCGAACTGTACGGAATTCAGATTGTTCCTCCGAGGTTTGGCTTGTCAAAAGACAAGTATCTGTTTGATAAGAAGTCCCAAGTAATTGCTAAGGGTATTGAGTCTATCAAATACATGAACAGCACTGTGGCGAATGAGTTGTACGAAATCTCTCAAAAGCATAAGCCAAATACTTTCATGGAGTTGCTGTGTCTAATGGCGGTTGAAAGTTCGTTAGATACAAGGCAAAGAGATATCCTTATCAAGATTGACTACTTTAGAGATTTTGGTAACATCCCAGAGCTAAGCAGAATCGTCAGTTTCTTCTCATTCTTCAAAAACGGCACAGCAAAGCGAGTTCAGAAAGATAAACTGAGCGATGAGATGATTAAGCTGGTTTCTCAGTATGGCACAGATAAAAACAAAGACGGAACATCTGGTAAATCATTTGTGATTACAGATATTGGCGGCTTGCTTGTAGCTTGTGAGAAAGCTGTAAAATCACTTAATCTCCCCGATGTTGATTTGAAAAATAAGATTCAGACGCAGCTTGAGCTTATGGGGTATATTGATCTGACAACAAAAAAACCAGAAGATCGCCGTAAACTTCTGATTACGGATGTGTTTCCCCTTGTAAGCAAAAAGGATAATAACATCTGGGGATATGCAGTTCAAACAAGGTCAATCGGTAGTGGTAAGGCTGCGCGGCTTACTATTCGTAGCTATCGGTATAAAAAGAATCCTATTAAGAGATTCGATATTATTCAGGCAAAAGAGTTAGGAAAAAACAAGAGTGGGTATTGGTATTTGCTCGATTACGAACTAATTGCCTAAACAAGAAAGGACGTAACGAACATGTGTGGTAAACACTTAGCAAAACGCAAAAAAAATCATGCACCACTGGTTGCTGTACTTGCAATCTGTGCTATCGTGGCTGTTGTTATTACAGAAGTAATAAGCTGTTCTCAGGACGCAAAGGCGTATGAGTTTTATGATTCATACAGTTATCCCGTGACTACATCATATGTAATTCCGTCAAAAGAAATTGTTGTATACAATACGGAAGAATTTGATGTTGAAGCTGAGGACATTGAGTATGTCGATGTCGAATTTGCAGACTTGGTTATTAACGAACCAGAAGCAGTTGTCGAATCAGAGCCGCCATATTCGGAAGAAGATCTTGATTTACTTGCGAGGTTGATAACGGCAGAAATGGGAAGCGAATGGGTTCCGGATGAGGTGCAGTTATATGTCGGCAGCGTACCACTCAACAGAATGAAGAGCGATGCTTTTCCAGGTGAGACATTATACGATGTGGTCTACCAAAAAGGTCAATACTCCCCGACTTGGACTGGTGCTATTAACAACACACCAGATGAACGCACGATTGAAAATGCCAAGAAACTCCTAACAGAAGGCAGCGTTTTGCCAGAAAATGTTGTGTTCCAAGCGAATTTTAAGCAAGGTGATGGTGTTTACTATGAATACTATGATGAGATCCTTGGCACAACCACTTATTTTTGCTACTTAGGAAATAGTTAAACAATCGGAGGAATGAGGATTGAAGATTGTAAAACCAAATGCTGAACTTATGTTTGCCCCAAATAATGATGATCTTTTTGCATTAAAGCACTTAGAGTCAGTCGGGAGAACATGCTATAAGAGCGAAAACAATATTACCGATGATTCGTGTATCAGTTTTGTTTCCGGAATTATTAAGCGTGGACATGAAGCCGTTATTGAACATTATTCTTTCATTTATGAGCTGAATGATGTGAGCTTGGACAGCCTTGAGTTTTTAATTAAAAACCTGTCTGATAATGGCTTCAATAGTTATCTTCGTATTACATACGATAAGCGTCCGGTTGTTTCTGGAAATGTGAGAGCATGGAGAGAACTTTTTAAGTGGGCGACAAAGCTTGGATACCGTATTCCTGGATATATGAAGTCATTTGTATATGCGTATCCTTTGTTTTTCCCAGAATACAAAGACTCATTGTTTTCAACAGAGGTAGATGAGGATTATGTGTTTACACCATTGAGTGTAGCAGGTTTGCATGGCGATATTGAGCTACTGGCACATGTTGATATCACAGCTCGTCTTACAAACGACCGTGGCGTGTCTCACGAGGAAGTCCGCCATCGCCCAGCGAGTTTTGCGCAGGAAAGTACACGATACTGCAACTACTCTAAGGACAAATTTGACAATACGATTTCCTATATTGACCTTTTGGGTGGTATGGAGCTTGATAGCAAGGTCAAAGGAATGTCTGCAAATGAAAAGTCTGCAATTTATGATGAATGGGTGTCGGCCTGTGAAGACGCTGAGCGTCACTACTTCAAAATGCTTGAGCTTGGGGCAACCCCGCAAATTGCGCGTTCCGTGCTAAATAATTCTACGAAAACAGAAATTTGCATTACGATGAATCTTGCCGAATGGAGACATTTCTTTACATTGCGTCTTTCATCGGCAGCACATCCGCAAATGCGTGAAGTAGCGTCTATGCTGCTTGATCGGTTTGATACGGAGTTTCCTCAGTATCATAAGTATGTTGGGGTGAGCGAATGAAAGTGATTTGTATTTCTGGTAAAGCGCAGCACGGGAAAGATACATCCGCAAATTTGCTTCGTGAGGAATTGGTTAATCAATGCCAAAGCGTACTTGTAACACACTACGCAGATTTGCTGAAGTACATCTGCCGTAACTTCTTTGATTGGGACGGTAAGAAAGACGATGCTGGTCGCAAGCTTTTACAGTATGTTGGGACGGATGTGGTTCGTCAGAAGCGTCCGGATTTCTGGGTAAGTTTCCTCGTCAATGTACTCGATCTGTTTCCCGATGAATGGGATTATGTTCTAATTCCGGATTGTCGTTTTCCAAACGAAATTGAGGCTATGAGAAACGCTGGCTTTGATGTAACGCATCTACGAATTGTGCGACCAAATTTTAATAGTCCACTCACAGTGGAGCAACAGCAGCATCCTTCAGAAACAGCGCTTGATAGCTACCATGCAGATTATGTGATTTGCAACGATGGTACAATCTCAGATCTAAAACGCAAACTATCAAATTGGCTTGGAGGTGAACAGCATTAAGCGTTTGACAATTCTTATTGATATGGATGATGTGTTAGAAAACCTTGTTGAATGTTGGGTTGCTGCACTGAACCGAAAACACGGAACTACGGTTAAGCCAGAAGATATCACAAACTGGCTGATTGGTGAATTCTTCCCGTCTCTTGCAAAAGAAGAACTGTTTGCCCCTTTGAATGATCCAGCATTCTGGGGAAATCTTTCTCCTATGCCGTTCGCACAGGATGTTATTTGCCGGCTGATTGACGATGGACATTTGGTTCGGGTTGTAACTTCGTCTTACTACAACACTGTTCCGCCAAAGATGACATGGCTATTTAAGCATTATCCGTACCTATGTTGGAAAGATGTCATTATTGCACACGACAAGAAACTTATTAACGGTGATGTCTTGATTGATGACGGCGTTCATAATCTCGAAAACGCAAAGTACAAAAAGCTTCTTTTTGACCAGCCACACAACAGAAGCTATAACGCAGAAGAAAATGGCATGATTCGCGTTCACGATTGGAACGAGATTTACCGTGCTATTTGCGAAATCGCAGGAGGCGAAGAATGATTACAGAAATTCGGAAAAGAGACGGTCGTATTGAACCGTTTGATGCAAGTAAAATTGCCAATGCAATTACAAAGGCGATGGTATCTGTCGATGAAGTTGATGGAGATGTAGCTTTGCGCGTTACAAGCAAAATCTCAAATTCTAACCTTTCTGGCGTTGTTGATGTTGAGCAGATTCAGGACATGGTTGAAGACGGCTTGATGGGAAGCAGATGCAAGAAGACTGCGAAGGCTTACATCAAGTATCGTGAGAAGCGCAATCAGGAGCGCCAAAAGAACAACGAATTGAATAAGCAGATTGAAGATATTCTCTTGTGCAACAATGTTCAAAACCAGAACGCAAATGTCGATGAGCATTCGTTTGGCGGCAGAAAATTTGAAAGCGCAAATGTACTCCACAAAAATATTGCAATGAATGTGTTTGTACGGCCTGAGGTTGCGCAGGCTCATAGGGAGTCGAGAATCTATCTGCATGATTTGTCAGAGTACGATATTGGAGATCACAACTGCCTATTTGCAGATCTTGGGCGATTGCTCCATAACGGCTTTGCAACAAGAAACGGTGATGTTCGCCCAGCGAATAGCTTTTCTACGGCCTGCCAGCTTATCGCTGTAATTTTTCAGATTCAGAGCCAAGTTCAGTTTGGCGGAGTCGCATCTTGCCATATTGACTATGATCTTGCTCCATTTGTGAAGAAAAGTTTCGTCAAAAAGTATGTCATGGCTCTTGTAAAAGCAAGCGCAGAATTTGGAGAAACTGACTTTTCTATTATGACAGATGAAGAGCTTGATGATTTTATCAAGAAAATTAAGCCTGTAATTTTAGAGCGCGTCGGTTTATCCGAAAGCGATATTTATATCGACAACAAGGCGAACCTTGATCCTGTTATGTACAATCAGGCGTATTTTGACCTAATGTGCGAGGGCAAACAGTCGGCACAAAGCTTGTATCACAACCTGAACACACTGGAAAGCCGCGCGGGATCTCAGATTCCGTTTACATCAATCAATTTTGGTACGGACACATCGACAGAGGGCAAGCTCGTTTCAAAGTGGCTTATGGCTGCAAGTCTTGATGGTATTGGCAAATATCACCTCACACCAATTTTCCCAATCAGTATCTTCAAGTACAAGAGCGGCGTGAACGCTCATAATGGTGATCCGAACTACGATATCAAAAAGCTTGCCATTAAGTCACTGAGCAGAAGAATTTATCCCAATATTGTCAACTGCAATTTCTCAGGAAACATTGAAGAACCTGGCAATCCAGATACGGAGATGGCAACGATGGGTTGTAGAACGATGATGGGATATGACAGAAATGGGCTTGGATATTCTAAACTTGGGCGCGGAAATGTTTGCCCGACTACAATCAATCTTCCGAAGCTTGGTATCAAACATGGTATTTGTCTTGGCGAGCGTGATACCGCTGATTTAGACGGATTCTGGGAAGAGCTTGACGAAGTGCTACATCTTACAGAAATGTCCCTTGTAGACCGATTCTATCATGTGTGCAAACAGTCTGTTGCCTCTGCGAAGTTTATGTATGGCAATGGAACGATTGCAGATTATGATAAGGCTTCTTATAAGGGCATTTATGAGGCGATGAAGCATGGAACTCTCGCCGTTGGCTATATCGGTATTGCAGAGATGTGTCAGGCGCTTTTTGGAAAAGACCATTCTGAAGATGATGAGGTCTGGAAATTTGCATTGAGCGTTGTAAAGCATATTTATGATTTTTGCGTAGAGGCAAGCGAAAAGCACGGTCTAAACTTCTCATGTTATGCTACGCCAGCAGAAAATCTGTGCCGCACTTATGCTACTGCTTTGAAAAAGGAATTCGGTGTAATTCCGAAAGTAACAGATCGTGAGTATATCACAAATTCTCACCATGTTCCCGTTTGGCAGAAGGTATCTATCTACAGAAAGCTTGAATTGGAAGCTCCGTTCTGCAAGTATCCGACTGGCGGCTGCATTACCTATATCGAACTGGAAAGCTCGATTATGAAGAACGAAAAGGCTGTTGAAGATATCATTGACTACGCTATGTCGCTTGATATCCCGTATCTTGCATTTAACTTCCCGATTGACTCATGCCTCAAGTGTGGGTATCAGGGTGAGATTGGATATAACTGCCCTAAGTGTGGCAATACGGAAATTCAGCGTCTCCGTCGAGTTACCGGATATCTTACGACAGATTACCGTAATTTCAATGCTGGAAAAATCAAAGAATGCCTTGATCGAGTTAAGCACAGCAACTATACAGACTTCAATCAAATGAAGGATGATACTGAGTGAATGTATCTGGCATTAACTTTGAATCCATAGCGGATGGTGATGGTGTTCGGGTTGTGGTGTATATTAGCGGCTGTTTGCACAACTGCAAGGGATGCCACAATCCAACATCTCACTCTTTTACGGCTGGCAGACCTTTTACAGAAGAGTTGCAGCGTGAGGTTATAGAGTACATCAAGAAAACACCATTTATTTCTGGATTAACATTAAGTGGCGGAGATCCTATGTATTCTGCAAGTGAGCTTGTGCCGTTTGTGACGGCGTTGAAAGAGGATATAAAAGATATCTCCGTGTGGATTTACTCAGGGTTTAGCTATGAAAAAATACTGGAAAACAGTGAAATGCTAAGTCTTTTATCATTGTGTGATGTGCTTGTTGATGGAGAGTTTATTCTTGAGCAGAGAGACATGACGCTTTGCTATAAAGGAAGCTCAAATCAAAGAATCATCGACATTCCAAAATCGCTCTCATCTGGAGAGATTATTCTATGGAAAAGCGAGGTAGTCGCAGTTGAACAGAATTGCAAAGTTTGAAAAGGTGAGCAAGCAGCAGTTCGCGGAAGCTATGCTTAACACCTTTGGAAATATTTTTACAGCAAATATTGATGATGTGTCGCTCCCTGTCCGTGCGACCTCTGGATCAGCAGGATATGATTTTGTCAGTCCAATTTCATTTGAACTTGCCACTGGTGAGTCAATCAAAGTCCCAACTGGTATCCGTGTTAATATCCGAGAGGGTTGGTGGCTCGCTATTGTTCCTCGTAGTAGCCTCGGCTTCAAGTATCGGATGCAGCTTGATAATACTGTTGGTGTAGTCGATAGCGATTATTACCATTCAGATAATGAGGGACATATTTTCGTGAAAATTACAAATGACAGCCGCGATGGAAAGTCGCTTGTGGTAAACGCGGGTGATAAATTCGCGCAGGCCATCTTTCTTCCTTATGGCATTACATATGATGATGCAGCAAGCGGTATCAGAAATGGCGGGTTTGGATCTACGAATACTCCCCATGTAATTGAGTTTGGGCAGGCAGAAAAGGTCGGCTAAATAGCGTGGAATTAGACAGAGTTTATAATGTGGACTGTCTGATCGGAATGAGGGAGATTGCAAATGAATCTATTGATATGATCTTTTGTGATCTCCCTTATGGGGTAACTAAGAACAAGTGGGATTCTGTTATTCCACCAGAATTGCTCTGGGCGCAATACAAAAGAATCATCAAACCAAATGGTGCAATTCTTTTGTTCGGTCAAGATAAGTTTACGGCTAAGATGATGTTGTCAAATGAAAAACTACATCGTTACAACATTATTTGGCGTAAGGTTTTGAAAAGCGGATTTCTGAATGCGAATAGAATGCCGCTACGGGAACATGAAGATATCATGGTCTTTTATAAATCGCAGCCAGTCTATAATCCACAAATGGTAAAAGGACAAAAGAATCATAGTAAAGGTAAAGCAAAGGGCGAAAATGCGGAAGATATTCTGAATAATCGCGTGTACGGTGCGTATAAAGTCGTAGAAACGACCGGAGATATGAAACACCCGTCTTCGATTTGGGAGTTTCCAAAGTCTCATCCGTCTGTTGCAATCAGCTCAACTGAGAAGCCTATTGAACTATGCAGATATGCAATTCGTACTTTTACGAATCCAGGTGCAGTTGTTCTTGATAATTGTTGTGGTTGCGGGTCTATTCCGATTGCTGCAAAGCTTGAAGGACGTCACTACATAGGCATGGATAATGGCATTTGCGATAATAAAAAGAGTAAATATTTTGGAATGCCTTGGGCTGATGTTGCAACACAGCGCTTGGCGGAAATTGCATGAGGTGTGATATGTACTATTGTGTTGGAAGATGCGGTTCTGAAATTCTTGTAGAGCATGGTTACAACGGAGAATGCGTAGCGACTTGTGGCTACTGTCGCTGTATGCAGGGCGATGAATGTCTTGATCCTACGGAGCTTTGTGATGGCTGCTCAATGTGCAAAAGCGAGGATCGTTATGCCTAATGAAAATTTGAACTTAGTTCCAGCAATTCGCGCAATTGAAAAACAAATCAGCGAGCTGAAAAGTGAATATGTGAAGAAGATTACGCCATACAAAGAGAGTTTAGCCAAGCTCAAGGAAATCAATACGGCTTGCGAAACATGCTGTGGAACAGGAAAAGTGTTTAGGCGTTCATGCGCAGAAGACGAGGGAGACTACTATACATGTCCAGACTGTAAAGGTTCTGGCAAATGTGCAGATCATGTTTAAGCTTATAATTGCTGGCGGGCGTGATTTTAACAACTATGACGGCATGTCGAAATGTCTTGACCGTCTGCTGAAAAACATCAACGATAATATTGAAATTGTTTGCGGAATGGCCCGTGGCGCAGATCGACTTGGAGAACGCTATGCAAAGGAACACGGTTACAAAGTAATCTACATGCCTGCTGATTGGGATTTGTACGGAAAATCTGCCGGCTTCAAACGCAATGTGCAGATGGCTGAGTACGCAGATGCACTCGTTGCTTTTTGGGATGGAGTATCGTCTGGTACAAAACATATGATAGAAACAGCGCAAAATATGGGACTTGATGTGCGCGTAAAAAAGTACCTAATGGTTAAGAGGGATTCCACATGAATGAGCTTAGAAAGTATGAAGAACTGAAAAACAAGCTACATGATGCGGTAAATGAATTATGTGTATTATGCGGAAAGTATCAGTTTGAGCATATTGGTATGTGTGATGGGTGTAGATGGAAGCAAGAAAAACACGCATTGACGAAAGAGTAAATAATAGTATCTGCCCGTTTGTCCGCTCTGGCGAATGTGATGTTCCTCCGTGTAGTTCGTGTTTTTTATACCATTTGAGTTGTCATGAAGATAAAAAGGAGCAGCGAAAAAATTGAAACGACCAGAAATCACAAAGCAATTATCAGAGCTGTTAGAAAAACACATTGATCCGCATAACGATCCGCGTGTGTATTGGGCAAAAGAAGTGACATTTGATTATGCAACAAGCAATACCGTAAGAGTTGACTACATGCTTTTCAAACCAATAAACAACTCCATTTCTGGCATTGAAAAAGGAGATTTCTCTTGCTATGAGATTAAATCCTCCGTCGATGATTTTCACTCGAAAAATGGTCATAACTTCATTGGCGATAAGAACTACTATGTCATGCCAGAGAGTGTATTTGAGAATGTGAAAAATGAAATCCCTTATTTTGTTGGTGTCCTATGCCCGCGTCAGGTATTTAGCGGTAGCTCTACATATCAACTTGTCGTTGTGAAAAACGCAAAGAAACACGATCGTACAAAATCAGTCTCAGAAATGTTGTTAATGATGTGGCGCTCGTCCAGACGCGAAATTGTTAAGGCAAGGCGTATTAAGAAAGTGGAGGAAGTAATGGAAACTGATGTTTTAATCAAAAATCTCCGTGAAGCTGCAAATAAATGGGACAGAGATAACCCAAATCCACCGACATTCTCGACGGTTTATTCTGTTGCTCTGCGTGATGCAGCAAGCAGATTAGAAGAGTATGAGAAGATTATTGCGGAGACGCAGAAACCAAACAATGTACTTAGCATCGAAGATCTTCAGCGTATGAATGGGCAACCAGTGTGGATTGAAGATATTCATGAGTGGGCTATCGTTTCTGTTGATGAGAATGGTTATTATGATGGCATCCCATTTGCACAAGGACATTGTTTTAACTGGAATATTAAAAATCGAAACCTGAAATGTTATCGGAAACCGCCAGTCGGTAATACTCAGGAGGATAACTAATGGAGCGGCTGACCAATAAACGCGAGGCAGACGCTCAGCGTAAGGATTACGAAAATCGTATTAAAAACGGTTATCCTCGCAACATTCCGGAAGAGCGTTTCCTTCGCCTCGCTGCATACGAAGATACAAAGATGCCTCCGGAACTCGTTGAAAATGTCGCCAAGTTTGCAATGTGGGTAAATGAAAATGGGATTGACCGGCTACGGCATCTTGCAGAAGCAGACGAAGAAAATCGTATTATTATCTTACCATCAAAAGAATCCAGAAAGAAATTGCGGGAAGCATTTAACATCGTTGTGAAATATGGTTTTTGTAGCGATTGTGTACAGAAATATGATGGAACGCTTTGTCACCAATGCGATTGTTTTCAGAATGGCGTTGATGTGATCCGGCAAACTTTATTTGGCAATGTGTTGGAGGTATGCGAGGATGGCTAATAACTATATAGCGCGTGATACTCTTTTGGAAAAGCTTCAGACAACAAGCATAGTCACAGATGATCTGTACGGCATGGGGATTATGAGCGGTATGGATGCTGCGAGAAAAATTGTAGCTGAACAGCCAATCATAGACGCAGAGCCGGTTGTAAGGTGTCAGTATTGTAAGCACCATGATGAGGGTGAAAATTACATTTATTGTTGGCTGTTAAAAACAAGATGTCCGAATAACGCAGATTTCTTCTGTGCTTATGGTGAAAAAGAAAGCAGTGGCTAATATGGCGATGAAAATTGGATATATTCAAGAGATTGATCTTCAACTTAACCCTCAGTGTAAAGAACGATTCCGTTTCAGAGAAGCGTCGTTTACTCGAAGAATTTCAAGCCGTGGAGACCGCGTGTATTCCAAAATGCTTGCACTTCCAGTTGACTACGAAGAAATCGTAGACAATGCAAACATTATGAAGAAAAATAGCAAGATCATTTTAGTACGAGAACCATTCTTACTCGATGACGAACTGTGCAAGAAAGTTACAGAGTGGGTTGAATGGGCAAACACAGCAGATCCACACGAATATGATCCGTTTGCATAAGAGAGGTTTTCACAATGGACAACGAAAAGTACACACAAACGAATAATACAAGCGAGCCTATTCATTGCAAGGACTGCCAGCATCTTATGTTTTCCGATTGCTACGGAGAATGTACAAAGTGTCATTTAGGAATTGTACGACCAGATGATTCTTGCGAATTTGGCGAAAGGAGAGCTACAACACATGTCTGAAAATCGAAAGCTGTATATCGCAGACTGGCATTATGCACATGCAAACATTCTTGCATTTGATAATCGCCCGTTTAAGACAGTAGAAGAAATGAATGAAGAGCTTGTTAAGCGTTGGAACGATGCTGTCGATCCTGGCGATACGGTTTATGTGCTTGGCGATATGTTCTGGTGTATTTCCTCTCAGGCTGTACCAATTCTGCAAGCATTGAACGGGCAGAAATTTCTTATCAAAGGAAATCACGACAGATCAAACGATGGCAAGTTTGTAAAAGAGTTTACAAAAATTACAGAATACCTTGAAGTAAATGATAATTTTAGAAACATCGTGCTTTGCCATTATCCCATTCCGTGTTTCAAAAATCATTATTATGGTTGGTATCACTTATATGGGCATGTGCATAATTCGTTTGAGTATCAGATGATGGAGCATGACAAATATCTGATGCAGGAATTATACGGAAAGCAGTGTCAAATGTTTAATGTAGGTGCAATGATGCCATATATGGATTATACGCCACGAACCCTTGATGAAATTCTAAAAGGAGCAAGTTAAACAATATGGAAAAATTCTATGTGATAAAACCTGAGTGTGGATTTTACAAGCAGGTGTTCGACTATTTAGAAAACGCACAGATCGTAAACAAGTTGTTCAATCAGTTCTCTCATGATATGGAAATCGAATCTAATCTCTATTATGCCAGTAATGACACGGTGTCAATCGTACCGACAGCAAAAGACAAAGAGAAATTTGCAAATCAATTCAAAAAATATGCTGACGGCGCAACCGGTCTAATGTTTTTCAAACAGAATAGTAAGGTTTACAAGGAATGGATCGCTTTATTAAAAAAGAATGATTTGAAAGTAAAATGCCGTCCGCAGCCAGGATTCTATTTTGGAATTTGGGGCAGAGGGAGTTCCCGTTTATTTGAACACAATGGGAAGCTGTATATGTCATTAAACTACAATGAAGATTTTGAAGATCCACAGGATTGTGATCCTATTCTTGGCAGTGAGTTTTACAAGGTATTAGAGGAACTCGAACATAACGAAAAGAAATAATGAGGTGAAATATGAACACAGGAGTAATGTTTTCATCGAAGTCTATGAATTGGGCAACGCCGCAAGACTTCTTTGATAAACTCAACTCCGAGTTTCACTTTACCCTTGATCCGTGTGCAGACAGCGAAAACCATAAATGTGCTACATATTACACAGAGCGCGAAAATGGTCTTGCACAGTGCTGGGGGGGGGCAAACGGTCTTCTGTAATCCGCCATACGGAAGAGCAATTAAGGATTGGGTAAAGAAATGCTCGGAGGAATCGTTAAAACCAAATACGACGGTTGTAATGTTGATTCCGGCGCGAACCGATACGAGTTATTTCCACGATTATATCTATCAAAAACCGAATGTTGAAATCCGTTTTATTCGTGGACGATTAAAATTCGGAGATGGAAAGAACTCCGCCCCATTCCCAAGCA